TCTATTACATAACCATTCTCATCAAATTCCATACTTTGTTACCTCCTCAATTATAATTATACGAGATATAAAAAAAAATAGGCATTGCTGCCTATTTTACAGAAATTACTTTGGATTCAGTTATTGAGTTAAAAGGTATTACATAATCTAAAGGAATAATCTTATCTTGAACTGCTTGGGTTAAAGCTTCATTATCTATAACTTCTTTAGTTCTAATGATAGTATTCTTAATTGCATCCTCAAATGATTTATCATTCTTGAATTGTTCAATGAAAGCATCTTCATTAAATACTTCTTTAGTTCTTACTGAAATCTTCATAGTAGCATTGTTACCTTTAATTTCAGTTCTACCATCTTTTAAGATTCTTTCCTTTAATGCTTTTTCTTGTTCATCAAAGTTTTTCTTTGTATCACGAACTTCTTTTAACTTATCAACAACTTCTTCCATTGTTAGATTATCAAACATAATTTCTCCTCCTCATAATAATTATACGAGATATCATAAAACAAGAAAAAATCAACGCCATATAAACGTTGATAGGAAGGTTTTTCAACCTCGGTCAATATATTTGGATGGACTATTTTTCAGTCTTTTTCTCTCTTTTGTATTTCTCTCTAAATGCCTTACCATAACGATGGTTATAATTATATTCCGACATCTCTCCATATTTTTTATTCTTAAATAATTCAATTATTTCTTTAGCACTTTCATCACTATAAACATATTTAGAACTTTGATATGGTTCAGGTTGAGGAACTGGCATATTATATTCGATACGATATTTAATAAATGCTAAAATAGCATCTTTTTGTACTCCACATTCTTTTGCAATATCTTCTAACTTATACATATTTAATTCCTCCTCTATTATATTCTATGTGTTATTCATCATAACTTTCTTCTTTGAAGATACATCTAATAAACTTCTTAAATTCTTTTGAATCTTTTCCATCTACTAAAATATCTCCAAAACTTGCCTTCTCAATAATCATTTTATTAAGAAGTTCATCATAACTATCTTTCATAAGTAAACTAATTACTGTTACAGTATGTTTAGTTCCAATTCTATGTGCTCTATCTTCAGCCTGTTCCATAGTTGCTTTGTTCCAAGGTAAATCTAAAAAGACTACTATTGATGCTTCATTTAAAGTATGTCCTGTACCAGCTGCCATTGTTTGTCCAAATAGTACTTGGAAACCTGGTGTGTTTTGGAATGTATCTTTTTGTTCTTGTAATTCTATTTGATTCATTTGACCCCATATATGCAAAGGATTCATATCTTCAAATTCTTTTAGAGCCATTTCTATTAACTCTCTGAACATACTAAATACTATTACCTTTTCACCAGTTAATTGGGCTTCCTCTAATATATCTCTTAACTTTTCAAACTTGGTACTTTTTACTACTTGGGTACTAACTAACCCAGTATGGCAAAGTACTTGTCTCATTCTAGTTAACTTTGGTAATATCAATGTTGGATTTGAAATCTTATCGCATTCTTTTTTAGTTGCATTAACAATTTCATTATACAATCTTCTTTCATCGCTTGACATTTCAAGGTATATATCTTGATGTATCTTTTCTGGAAGGTCTAGTAAATCTTTAGTTCTTCTTAACATATTGTTATTCATTAACTCTTGTAACTCCCCCATATTTTGATAACCAATAGGTGTTCCCCATATATCTTGTACTGTATAACGATTCATAAATTGATAATAATTCATAGTTATTGCTTGAATGAAACTTAATGGCATATACAAATCCATTGGTTTGTTAACTAATAAAGTACCACTTAAACCAATCTTTTGACATCCTTTAATTTTTAGTAATCCTCTACCCTGCATAGATGTTGGATTCTTGGCTTTATGAATTTCATCTACAATAACTAATCCTAGTTCTCCATCTTTTATAAACTCATTGATAATATCTACTATCTCTGATTTATAGAATCTGCCTTCTTTATGGCAGCGTAATGTTTCTATATTAGTTATCCAGAAGAATTCCTCAGGCTTACTTTTTAGGTCTTCTATTCTTTCATTCATAGTTGGTTCTTTTCCTGGTTTAGTAAAACCTATTACCTTACCACTTTCATCACTATGTTTCTTTATTTCATCTATCCAATTATATTTTAAGTTATTAACACCACAAATAATAAGACAATGTTTTAAACCATTATGTTCTTTCTTCCATACTGCCAAGTCTATCATTTGTTTTGTTTTACCTAAACCTTGTTGGTCTCCTAATAACCAATTGTTATGTTCAATACCATATTTAACACCTTCCAACTGATGTGGAAAAGAAGGAGTTTTGAATTTAAGTTCTTTTATATCCACAATAGCTGGTGGTGCAAATATTGGTGCCTCATTTAGTTCTTTTATATCAGGTTCAAATTGTTTTACCATAGGAACTAAATTAAGAGGTATCTCCCATTCCTTTCTCGAAGGATTCCAGAACCTACAAGGTAGTTTCTTTATTTCTTCAACATACATTGGATTATAAGTAAATGATAAGTAGGCACTAAAATCATTAACATTCTGTTTATCAGGTTCGCCATATCTTATATAAATCATTTATATCAATCCTTTCCCGTAATTATATTATACGTGGTATCCTAGGTCCTCTTTATAATCCTTTGAATGTTTTTGTTTCTTCTCCCAATCTTTACCACGAAGATTAGGATTTTCTTTTTGTAATTTAGTATTCAATCTAATTACAGATGCCATTGATGGTATCTTTTTTAGTTCAGGATTATTTATGTTATTCTTGAAATGGTCTTTCAAAGTAGTATTATTTATATACTCCTTTCCTCTTATTGACATAACACAAGCTAGATATAAGAGATTAACATCATCTCTTAAAATTCTATACTCTGATAGTAAATCAAATACTAAATCTTTATATCTTCCAGCATCACTCATTGCCATTCCTTCCTTTCATAAAATAGTTGCCATCTTCATAATCAGGTAGTATACTTCTATCATAAAAATCATTTAGCATATACATTGCTAGACATCCTGCCCCTATAAACTTATCTTCCGATTTATTATAGAACTTACAGGCATACCTTTGACCATCCTTTAATAATACAAACCTATCAGTACCAGCATCAGGGCGATATTCGCTGATTATTTCGTTTATATTCGATTTTTTATCTTTATCAATATAAATTATCGGTTCTTTTTCTATCTTTTGGTTTTGGGTAGGCTTTGCTACCCCTACGCTGAACAATGGTCTTCTACTTGGCATAACTATTCCTCCTTTAAATCTTTTTCGTAATAATTTACTCCATCACTATATAATGGAAAATACTTTTCATCAGATCCAGGTTTCCATCCGTTAGGATTTTCCTTTACCCATATTTGATGAATACATCTTCTACAATATTGTAACCCATCTCTCCAAACAAGGCATCCATAATATTCATGATGACCACAACCACGGTAATTGATTACAACATCTTTCATCATATCATTTTTATTTCTAGTCAGATGTTCCATTCTTTTCCTCCTCCTTTGCTTTATCAACTCTACCTCGTAATACTTTGATGTCCCATTCAATTGATTTTAATTTTTCATCTATGTATCCTGCATAGGCTTTATCTTTATAACATTCATTTGTTATTGATGCTAACTTATCATTTAGATTAGCAATTATCATTTTCATTTGACTATCTACTTCTATCATATTACCACACCTCTCTTATTTCTTCATCGCTGGCAGTAGTTATTGTTCCTACCAACTCATCTTCTGCTATAAAATATCCTAGTCCGTTTACATGTCCGTAATATAATTTCTTGTTACCATTATGAGGTACAACGAAATCCATTCTTCTCATTAAGAAGTTTACACAAGCAATATTCATTTGTTGAATTGGTTGGTCTAATATATCATTGACTGTAAACTCTCTTTCTAATATAATTCTCTTTCCACCAATTCCTTGATGTTGTATATTATCTACTAACCTTCCAATTAACATTGCATTTAATCTTCTGCCTTCTATCATTTAACATTCTCCTTTACTAATTTAACCATATAATCTAATTCTTCTTTTGTTATAATACCTTTTCTTATTAGTGTTTCTAAATAACTTGATGTTGCAGTCATAATTGAAATTCTATTTCCTGCTATTGTTTGTAAGGAATTTCCCATTCCTGGTTTTCTCCATATATGAATATCTACATTATAGATATCATCATCTCTACCGCCTTCCCATAATGGACGGTTAGAGGAAACAGCTTGTTCTGCTTCCTTTTCAAAGTCCTTTAATAAATCATCTAAATTCTTTGCCATTAGTCTTCCTCCTTTTCTAAATATGGTAAATGATATTTATACCATTGAAATGAATGTTGTTTTTGATATCTCAAATCTTCCTCAACATCTTCTTGTTTGTATTTCTTGGCTCTTTCTAACCATTCATTAAAACATTTCTTACAATAACAATCTCCTAATACATATACTAGATACATATCTTCTTCTAAAAACTGACCATTGCATCCATTGCATATACAAAAGCCACCCCAATTTATAATATCTAGAGGACTGACTTTTACAAAGTCAAATCCTCTTTCTGTATATTCTATTTTATTCATTATTCCACCTCTTTCATAGGTTCTATTTTTAAATACTCTATTTCATTCATATCTAATGTTTGCGTCCAATAATGATATTCTTCATCATAATATGTTGGCATTATATCTACACCTTTTAAAATAATTTTATTATCTCTTATTATTATATTTTCTAGATTATGCCCTCCAACCATTCTATTACCCTTTTTATATTTATATTCATAAAAATATCTCATTTTATTCATTTATAAAATCCTCCATTGCTTCATCTTGACCACATTGACTACATATTTCTGTTTTGTTATCTTTTCTAGATAGAGCTGGAAAACCATTCATTGGCTTTCCACATCTAGGACATTTCTTTTCTTTTTCTAAATCAAAAATTTCTTTTTTCATATCCTCTACCCATTTCTTTTGAGCAAGGTATTCCTTTTCCATTATCTCAAGTTTCTTTTTTTCATGTACTAATTGTTCTTCTAATATTTCTTTTCTACCGTATTCCATTATATCAATCTCCTTCTTTCTACTAATTTATTTTCTTCTATGAATTGCAAGTATCTAATGATGTCTCCTTCTTCTGCATCTGTAATATCTTTCTTCCAAAACTTACCAGCACTTTTATAACTTGTATTCCATAAATCAATTATTACTCCATTGATAGCTACTGTTAAGTGATGGCTACAATGTATTATCAATATACTATTTGGATAAGTTTCTACTACTTCTTCTATAGTATACCAATTTCCATTTGAATGTTTCAATTGCTTCTCTTCTGTAAAACCTTTTTCCTTTAAGTAAGCACCATATGAATAACTCTCATTTGGCATTCTTCCTTTTTTCTTTCCGATGGCACATAAGTCATCATACACATCATCCCAAGTTTGTTGTGTGGCAGCTGCAACTGCTCTAATAACACAATCTCCTGTTTTCCATCCTTTTGGGTTAGCGTTGTATCTAATGTATCTCATTACCACCAACTCCTTTCAAATTCAAATAAGTAATCAATTCAAATCTCCTCCTTCTTTTTAATAATGATATTATTATAGGCGATCTTTATGGAAAAATCAAGGCATAAATTAAAATTCATTAAAAAACTTTTAATTTTTTACATGAAAAAAGAACCTAATCGGTTCTTTTATAAAGAAAAAACCACATAAAGTGGTTTTATTATATCTCTTATCTAACTCTTATTCTTTGACCTACATATATCAAATTAGGATTTTTGATACCATTGATTTCTGCTAGGTGTTGGTAAGTAGTTCCATATCTAGAAGCAATTCCTGATAGAGTATCTCCTTTTCTTACTGTATAGTATTCTACAGTAGGTGATGGTTTACTACCACCATTTAGAATTTTATTAACAATTGCTTGTACTTCATTATAGTTATATCCTGCATTTGTTAATGCTGCTTTTCTATCAGAACCATTTCCCCATTTACCAGCGATTACTTCTTTAGCAATTTCTTCATTTGATTTCTTGACAGGTTTAGTACCTAGGATTTCATTAACTCTATTTTGTACGGCATTGTAATCGTATCCTGCTTTTGTTAAAGCATTAACTCTATCTTGTCCGTTACCCCATTTACCAGCTATAACCTCTCTTGCTATTTCATCTATTGATTTAGTTGGAGTAGGTTGTGGTGTAGGTGATGGAGTATTTCCTCCTTCTTTACTATAACCATTTAATCCTAATTGTTTCATAATTGCTGGATAATCTTTAATAGCCCAGTTTTGGTCTGTGGTTACTCCTGCAACTTTATTACTTCTTTGATAGTTTGTTTCTCCTCCGAATTGCCATAAACCATAGTTTACTCCTGATGGTGCTCCTTTTGACCAACAAGCAATCCACCAATCATATCTCTTATTTAATTGAGAACCACTAATTAAGTTTCTATACCAATTTAAGTTGGTATATACTCCAAAGTAATATCCGGCTGATTCAATTATTTCTCCGAAGGCTTTTACCATTGCATTTCTGGTTTCTTTAGAAGTTTTATTAGCAATACTACCATCTTCTAAATCTAGATATAATGGATATTCAAACTTCTTACCTGCTACTGCTCTCAAGAATGCTCTTGCTTCTGCTTTGGCACCTTCAATGGTAGTAGCATACATATACCAATAAGCACCAACCCCCCATCCTTGTTTCTTTGCATTAGAATAGTGAGTTTCAAACTGTTTATCTTTAGTTCGACTATAACCTGCTCTTAATATTGCAAACTTAACTCCTTCTTTAGTGGCTCCACCGTAAGGATAGTTTCTTTGCCAGGTACTTATATCAATACCAAATAATTTCATTTCTATTCCTCCTCTATCAATTCTTTATCTTCTTCACTAGGAATTCCAAATTCGGCATCTCTTTGAGGTGCTACATTCTTTTCATCCTCTTCCCCCAAAATCACATCTTTTAATTCATCAATATTATTTTCCATTATTTTACCTCCTTATCTCCTGATATCTTATTAAATAAATCATGTACAAAATTTGCACCACGACTTACAATTATACCAGTAAATATGCTTCCAATAACTGGAATACTTACTGATAAATTAACAATTGGAAAGATATCTATTTTAGCTAGAACACAAATTAGCACACTGATTACTAATGCTCCTATCTTATCAATAGAGAATTTTCCGTTTTGCCATATCATCTTAAGATTTTCCCATATAGCTTCGATTAAAATCGCTACTATAACTAATTGAGCATATTCCATATAACATTCCTCCTTTCTACTTTTTAATAAGCGTTTCCAGGTGTTCTTCGATAAAGAATTTTAGTCTTAATAAATTTTCTCTATCGTTATTATTATATGTCTTATGATAATCATTAACATATTGTATTGCAATGAATCCAATCGGATCTCCCTGTTTATTATTTAAAATAATGTCATAGAAAGATTTAATATCCTGTGCCTTCTTAAGCGAATAAGTTGCTGGCATTGTTTCCTTTAAATCTTCAATATCTTTTACTTCTAATTGATTTTTATCTAATAATGTTTTTATGAACTTTGGTATACAACTTAATGGGATTGATTGTAATTTCATTTGATGACTAGTAATTCCTTGTCGTAGTACCTCATAAGTACATGATGTCTTTAAAGCACTTCTTCCATTAGCGTAATGCTCACCATTATGGAAATCATATAGTTGTACTCTATCCGCATTTAGTAATTCTTTTACTTGCTCCATTCTTCTAATTATCTCTGTATTAATGCCTGATTGCCTTCTTATTTTAGATGGTATAGTTTCTTCTACTTGCTTTTTTAATTTAGTAAATGATAGTAAAACACCAGTAAAAGCTGATATCAATGCAGTTAATGCTAATAAGAATGCTGTTAACCATTGCATATATTGACCTCCCTTTTTATTTTATTGTTTTGAATTTTTCTTTTTTAACTTCTACAAATGAACCACCATTTACTGATATATACATTTTCTTTTTATCAAAGGTTCCACCATTTACTGATACATAAATGTATTTATCAGATACAATGGTAATAGTACCACTAAATACTTGAGATGGAGTATTCCCTCCACCATTAAAGTGTTTATTTCCAGCCCAGTCTTTTGAGTAAGAATATAATCCAAACTTAATTACATCTCCTACAGCAAAGTTATAATCTGCTCCGTTTATTGTTTTTGATGTGGCAGTACTTTCTGTATCCTCCGTAAGTATTTCCGCATTGTTCTTATATAATCTAAATCTATAACCTGCTATCGATTTAGAACCTGCTGATCCAGCATCCCAACTAAATGTATAAGCAGCAGTTGGTATGGGTTCATTTTTATTATAAGTAATTTTTAGATTACTTGGAGCTCCTGGGTCTGTGAATCCTGTAGTAAATGATTTAGTACCGGTATAACTTGCGCCAGCTTTATTTGATGCATTACCTCTGACATAATAAGTTCTGTTAGGATCCAATCCAGTAAATGTTCCACTTAATGAGCTAATAACCGCTACCTTATTTTTCAAGTTACTATCTGTAAAGAGATCTATATAACTACTGCTAATAGAACCATTATTACTATTTGTTACACTAAAACTTACCTTTGCCGATGTGTCTGATACATTACTTATACTTAATGCACTTAATGATGGTTTAGATATTGTGGCATTAAATCCCACATTACCACCATTTTGTGTTGTTCGATTCCAGTATACTGCTCCTTTAAAGGATACATAGAACTCTCTATAACTTGCACTATGACCTACCCAAACTGAACCACCAGTACTACCTTTTGCCGCTGGGAATTTTTTTGTACTCCATCCAACTGTTCCTGGACTATATACATCTTGACCTGCTATACTAATACTTAAATTGTAAATAGTATAAAAGTTCGAACTTCCACCTTCTGAATATAAGGTCCATTTTAAATAACCACCATCTTGCCAAACTTTAAGTCGAAGCTGTCTACCACCATAATTATTACTTTTAAATGTAGCCATATATTACGCCTCCTAACTTGAAGTATCTATCCAAATTATTGTTTTTCCTGATTGTACTGATGGTTGGGTATCACCTAATTTAATAATAATATTACCATCACTAATTACACCAAAACCTTCAACAGCCTCTTTAACTCTTTGAGGTGTCATGTATTTATTATTTACATTTCCCGCTTTGGCTTCATTTGTACTAGCAACACTATAATTCTCTACACTTCCTAATCCTACTTGCACTTTTGTAACACTATGAGGATTATTCTTATTTTGAATATGGTTTGTTAAAGCTTCATTAACTGATGCTACATCTGTATCAATCTTTTCTCTTAAAGTTGTATCTAATCCATTGATAGCATCATTCATATCATCTACTGTAGCAAATACTAAAGAAGTATCTATAACTACCTCGACATTTTCTACATTACCCACAACTACGTTTAAATCTATTAACTGTTCTGATATAGCTCCACCAGCTGGTATATAACTAGCTTTGTCTCCACAGTTATCATAACTAAATAGATATTCTATATTATCTCCATCTAAATCTTTAGCAAATACTCCAACTTCTCTCCAGTAGAATGCTTCTCTTACATCTACCCCATATAAGTTAGAACCTATAAGTAAAGTTCTAGCATCAATAATACTATTATGGGCTATTGGCAATGTTTGTTTAACTTTAACTAAATCAGTCAATGATGCAATACTTGATGGTTTATTTCCATCTCCCATTTTAATATGAGTGAATTGAACTTTATGACCATTTAGTAGATTAACTAAAAGTTCTATACCTTTATTAGTTAATTTTAATCCATCAAACATTTCTTTTCCTCCTAACTATAATCTTCTGCATCATAGGCAGAGTTTATAACATATTTAGTTCCAATTCTTAATGCCATTCCTACTTTAATATTAGCACTAACTAATGGTGGACCACCAATTTCTAATACCATATTTGAAGGTATTGCATTTCTTAATTGTTTTTGAACCTCTATCATCATATTTGTATCAAGACCTGATAGAACTATTGTAATAGCATAATCAGCTTGATTTATATTTAAGGTATATCCACTAGGAGAACCAGTTATTTGAGTTAACTTTTGTATTAACCATCTATAAGTATATGGTAACTTACTTGTTAATAAATTGTTAACTCTAAATCTTCTAGTTTCTAATGAATCTCCATCTTTAGGAGTTATTCCTAACGCCTTTTCCCATTTTTCAATTCCATATAAGCTGGCACTTTTTACTATAACTTCTTTTCCTATTCCCGTTATATACCCATCTAATTGCTCCAGCTCTATATCCAAATCTTCATTTAATAATTTTAAATCAATTACATCTTTCAAAGTTTCTGGAAGATATTCATGTATACTAGACATTTATTACCACATCTCCTTGCCTTACTGGAATTTCGTTACTTTCCAATGATAGGTTAGAAGTTGAATTATTCATTTTAGTATTTGTAATATCTAATACCCCAGCTACCCCAAGCAACCTTGTTTCTAATTGGCTAATTCTTACTATAAGATTATCTTCTTTATCCCAGTTGGTTGATAATGATTTGAAATAATTATCTACTATATTATTTATTGAATCTTTAATATCTGCTGGGTTTACTCCTGATTCTAAAGTAAATGTGGCACTTACATTTATATTCTTTGCCACGGCTCCTTCGACAGTAACAATATGACCTATTGGTGCAATTCCTAATCCTTTTTGATCTTGGTTAGGGTCTACTGCTTCTTGAACATCACTTACTAATGAACTTGTAGGAACTCCTCCTTGTGAGCTGGTAATTATAAGTTTTACAGTTCCACCACCATTCCATATTGGAACTACTTTACATCCACCAACTCCTGTTAAAGATTTAACTTTGTTTTGATAATCAGAAACATTACCACCAAATTCTGGAGCAGTAACACTTTCCATATATCTTACCCTTAAATCTTCATCGGATTCTATATTATCACCCATATCAATTATATCAGTTAACTCTGCTTTTGTAAGTCCTTGTAAATAAGTTATTGGTGTTAAGGAACCATAATAACTATTGCCAACTACCCCAGCTTGTTCACATCTTAATATTGAGTTATTTGTACCTACAATATTTTCAATAACAATATAAGTATTTTCTCCATCACTAAATCTATTATCAACTGGTACTACCATATTGAATTCGCCTTTACGTAAAGCATATGTGGCATCTTTTCTTTTAACCCCATTTTGTTCTACTAATTTATCAAGTGATTCTCCTACGGCAGTATCTATAAATACCTGATCATATATTCCTGATAGTTCTATATACATTTGTGCTAGTTCTACACAGCAAGGTGCTAAAGCATCATAAATTATAGAACCTTGTCTTTTATCGATAGTATTGGGAACTCTATCTAGACATCTTTGAAGAATCTCCTCATAAGTAGGTATTTCATTCATTATAGATTCACCTCCCAGTTAATATTGATATCACCAATATTTGTTTCAACTAAAAATACTACATTCGCTACATCTTTATTAAAAGAGATATCAAAATCAGTAACATCTAATATTCTATCATCTTCTAATATAGCTTCAGCAATTCTTCTTTTCAATTCTGACTTAACAAAATCTCTATCCTTTCCAACTAAAGAATCAAATTCAGTACCATAATACCAATTGTATATTACTGATTCATACCTCTCGGTAGAAAGTATTAAATAAATCGCTTGAATTATAGCATCTTTATCGTCTATGTAACCGGAAATACGATTTGTATTTCTATTTATATAATATGTTTTAGACGGAATAGTATTATCTTGTTGATATATTGTATTATAATCTGGTAGCATATCAAATTACCTCCTTCTTTTCTTTAATTATTTTATCTTTATTCTAAAACCCCTGATCTACAATAATTACTGTTGTTTGATCTAAAGTATAACCTTTTAAACTCATTCCCTTACTTTTTATCAGTTTTTCATCCATCTAATCACCACCTAACTATTTTCTTTTCTATACATTTCTAATAGTTCTTCATAAGTTGGTTCTGATTCTACTTCTTCAACAGGTTCTTCTATTACTTCATAATTATCTATTGAATCTGTATTTGCTAATTTCATTATTGAACAAATATAATCATTAAATTTGTTTTTAAATACATAGCCTTCGTTAGCTTCATATAAATCATCTTTAATTGTATAGTTCATTTTTATCCTCCTTGTATTGTCCAATTCTTAACTTGCGTTGCATACTCTATCCAAGTTTTATCTGTATAACCTTCTACATCACACATTTCAGTATTAAGAACGTTAAAATAGTTATCTCCTTTAGGTACAGTAAATATTAGTGCTTCTTGTCCTGTTCTATCTGCTAATTTATTTTTAATAATATCTTTAAAGTTATCAAGCGGTAGTGATTTGAATGAAGCACAATTTAATGATGTATTCCATCCATCCTCTAATTGAAGTGAAGTTGTACCACTTCCAAATGCCCAATAACTGTCAAAGGTTGCATTTTTGCAATGCAAAACAAGAGTTCCTATCATAGAAAAAGCAGTAGAACCACCCTGACCAGTTCCTTTAATACTTGTTACTCCTGATGGAATTTCCAAACGATTTAATCTAACAAATGTTGAATTTTGATATCCAGCTCTTATAGTAACTAAATCTCTAAAAATTACATTAGTATTTGCAGGAATACTACCATCACTACGGTCGGCTCCTTGTATATACTTAACTTTACTTAAATCTAGTGTATATGCCGAAGTATCGTATGGAACAAATACATTTGCTAATGTATTTATAGTTTCTCTTTCATATACAACTTTATTTAGCTTGAAACCTTTTTGTAAATTACTGATAAGACTGTTTGAACCTAATATTTTTAATTCGTTAGGTGCTGCAATTAAACCTGTTGGAGCATAATTATAAGATACGAAATAGGTACAATTTAACAACAAGTCATTTGGTACAACTGGATTATGATAATAATTGTATATAGCCATTTCAAATGAACATTCAATTTCAAATTCGCTCCTCAATATTCCAAACGTACTATTGCTTTCTTTATCAAATATAACTACACTAACATACTCATTCCCATCACCCTCATAAGTATAATCTTCTGTTAATTTAGTTCCATTTAGATAAACATTACCAAAACCATTAGAATTGCTTTCGGTAGGAGTTGCTTTTATTGTAGCTCCTTTTTTTAAGTAACCTCTTATTGCAATAAATGATAGATTATCTCCATTACTAGCTTTTTCATTATTATCTTCTTGCAATTTAGTACATTCATCTTCTATTTTTAACCAGTTGAAATAATTTGGATGTACTTTTTGCTTATCAATTATCATTTTATCTATCTTATTATTTAAAGCCATTAATTCATCATAGCCATAAACATTATAGCTTGCTGTATCATCATATAAATGCTCATTCCCATCTTTATCAATGGTTTTTCCTTTTGTAAGTAAATCATGATATTGCTCATAACTTACTTTAATTACTTTTTTTATTGTAGAACTCATTTCCATACCTCCTCACTATAAGAATATAATTGTTCAACTTTTGCTTCTGAAACATCAACAATTACTCTGCCCAAACCATCATAGTCTTTATCAGCTTCATACGTACCATTTTCAGTTATTTCTTTATCTTGCAATAAAACATCTTTAGGTTCTACTGTTATTTTGGTAATAGCATTTTTACCACTACTAGGATATATTTCTTGTTGTTCTCTTGTAGATTTAACTGTTTTTTCTTCTCCCACTAATTCTATAACGTTTCCTTGTACATCTAGAATTGAAACTCCATTTTTGATATTTTCAGGCTTTATATTTTCATCTATTTTATATGTAACTTGTTTAACAACAACTTTATTTAAAGCGTCATATTCTTCATCTGCAATTATTTCTTGTATCTCTGTAGACGGTTCTATTTCTTTAGATTGTAATTTTATATCTAATGGTTCTACTGTTATTTCACTGAAACCATATTTAGTAGGCTTTATCAGTTGTTCATTTGGTTTAGATTTTACTGATATTTTTTCAAGTTCTGGATAAACAGAATTCGCTCCTAATTTTATTTTTACATCTTTTTTACTTACTTTTATTGTTGGCATTATTCTGCCTCCTCATTAGTGATAATATAATCATTTGTTATATCTATTGTTTCTCTATAAGTCTTTCTAAAATCAGAAGTTGTGACATCGCACTCTAAAAAGTATGATTGATTTTTTAATGTTGCCATTTCTTCTTTAGACCAAGTTACATCTATTTTTGTTAACCCATCGGTAGCTTCTATCTTCTTTGGTAAAAATTCTTCTTCTGATAAAGAGAAAAAAGCCACTTTTATATAATCTCCTTTTTTGAAAATATAAGGTTCATTTTCATACTCAACTTCGTATGTTCTCCAAAAGGTGTCTCCTCTATAATTTTTATTCACATATATCACTCTCCTTTTATGCAACCCTTTTCCATATATATACCGCTAAATATGGTGGCATATTGCTTGAATCACTTGTGTTTCCATATAACTTCATTGCGTAATGGTTTGTTCTACTAGCACTACCACCCTTACCACCTGTTCCTGTTATTGAATAATTCGTTGTTATATTATCTGAAACAGTTGTTTCAGCATATTCAATAGAACCACCGTTATCAAGTCTTATTGCTCCAACAGCAGTATTAGTATTAAGGGAATGCGTATGGTTTTTCGAACCACCAGTTGCTCCTAATGTATAGGTACTATCGTCTGCAGCAAGTAGAAATCTTCCTTCAATCCTTTCCCAGGTGCCTCCAAAGTAGGTCGAAGGATTTGTATCGTTAACAGACATGTATATTGAACCAATAGGCATCCACGGTGCGGCAAAAACTTTATTTCCATTTTTATCTTTTAATTGAACCGCCTTAGCCATTGGAATCACCTTGTACTAATTTAATGTTCATCTGAACATTCCTCCTTTCATATATATATATACTAAAATTCTTCAATAACATCAAATTGAAGAAAAATAGCATCATCAACATATTTTTTAGTTGCTGGTTGGTAATCTTTAGTTGGTATATATGCTTTGGTATACAAATCTTTTATACTAATATAATCAGCAGAAAATCCCTCGTTATCCTTATCCCCTCCGTATAATTTATATCTTTGACAAACAGCGGTTATCTTATAATTTTTATCACAATAAATCATTATACCGTTCTTTCTAAAATAAACACTGCTATACCCATTATTTTTACTAATCTTTTCGTTAACTATTATTGGACCAATAAATTGAAACGCATGTGGTATATTTCCATGTTGTCCTACTTTTTTAAAAGTGAACAAGGAATTTGTTTTACCATAATTCATGCTGACATCGAAGGTAGAATTGCTATCCTCTAAGTACTGAATTCCATCCGCCCTTAAAATATAGTTATTTATACTATCATTATCTTGGAGATATTCATTAATCATTTGCTGTAGTAGATTTACTTGCCATCCCGGTAATTCTGATATTGAATAATCAGATTTCATATTATCTGTAAATGTTATTGGAATAATTGGTTTATATAATAAATCCTTATAATTACCAGTTTTAGCAATTTTATGTAAAGATATTTCACCATCTATATCTTCCTTCAAAGGATTTAAAGATTTATTTGATGTTGTATCTAAAGATGGTTTATTATAAACCTGTTTCTTATAATCAATATTTATAGTACCGGAATTTGTTGCTTTTCCTAAAACATAAAATCTTTGACCATTATTGTACCTAATCATGTCTATTTCTTCTCCAACAACAAGTGGTAGGGCTGAACTAGGAGAAGAGTCATCTATTCCTAGACTCCTAGGTTCAATGAAGTCCAGCCCTATAACGATTTTATTACTAATTCTTACTTTTAGAGGTTCTAAAGATTCTACTACTCCCTTTATTACTGTTGTAAATGAAATACTGTTTAATTTACGGTTTATTGCTTCATTTATAGTATTTATCATTCAAACCTCACCTCCAAGTCCATATCATGAATACCATTTGAGTACTTATCCTCTATCTTGGTAATCAATGCAGCTTGATTAAATGTAATACCAGGTATATCAGTTATTTGAAGATAGATACCATTACCTGGTTCTAAATCTATTAACCCCTTACAATTTAATTTCAATGTTCTATTTAATCTATTGTAAAGTCTTAATAGTTGTTTTGCTTTGGCTCTTGCTTGAGCATCAGTAACATTTTCATCAACCGATTGATATAATTGAAGCATACCCCATCTTTTCTGATTATCAGAATCTTTTACCATGTATACTTCTCTTCTACCGGTATCTTTATTATCTTTGTATAACTTAACACTGTTATAAACATCTGAATCTATTGATTCTTTATAGCTATAATCTTTTAATAAACTTACATTACCAATAATTGCATTAGTAACTAATTTACTTACATCTCTGCAGCATAAGTATCCAAACTCATCTCTGATTATATATTGTCTACCAGTTCCTTGTAAGGTAAAATCTATTGCCCTTTGAATTATATCTCCTAGCGCTTTATTATCTTCTACCCTTTCTGGTAATATATATCTTGCTCCTTCAATAGTTCCCAATCTTAAATTGAAATCTCTTCCTATCAATCTGATAAGGTTTTCCATAGTGGTTCCAGTTAATACATAACTTTCGCTATTTTTTAGATATCTCAATTGATCATAGGCTGTTATACTAACACTATCTCCTTTTGGTTCTGCTGTAAATATATAACCAAAGAATTTTCCTTTTCTTTTTCCATTTTCAGTAACTGTTAAACTTACAGTACTGCCCATTGGAAATCTTATTTTATTTTGATTTGTATCAATAGAAAAGGAACACTTTCCTGCAGAGTTATCGATAGCTTTGCTAGTACTTACATCTTTTGCAATATTACTTACATCGTATATAGTACCATCTTCTGAACTTTGAATAATCAATTCTAAACTATCATACTGCATAGTGTTCCCTCCTAACTAGATGGAATTGAAAGAACTTGACCTGGATAAATCAAATTAGGATTTCCACCTATAATACTCTTATTATTATTATATGTATAAATCTCTCTCCACCTAGAACCACTACCAAGAAATTTCTGTGCTATCTTCCACAAGGAATCTCCATTAACTACGGTATATTGTTTAGGTATTGATTTTTCCACAGGTCTATTACTATTGGTTGTTGTAGGTGCTGCACTTGAAACAGTTCTACCACTACTATCTACAACCATATAACCATTACTTACTGGTTTAAGTATTCTTACATTATGTTCTTTATATTCCTTTAAACTTAAACTATAATCAACATCATCAGTACCAAATTGGTAAGTATGTTCAAAACTTTCCACACTTACTAACATATTGATATCTAGTTGGGTTATTATCAATCTAAATGGTTTTCTATCTTTCTTTATATCCTCAAAGAACTTAACATAGAATTCTGGTCCTTCAAATCCTCCACTAGTATTGATATACCCTTCTCCATTATCCCTCGCAGGAAAGAAGGATTCGATAGATAATTCCTTTAACCCAGCGAATCCAATATCATTGATTTCTCCTTGTCCTACGGTATCAACAGTATTATTATTGGCTTGACCACTAATAGTAATACTCTCGGGATTTACAGGAAGCTGTATAATTCTCTCATTGTACTTTGCAAAGAAACTTATCATATTATGCCTCCTCTACTACATATAGTTCTGCTAATTCATCTTCCATCATCTTTTGAATTGCATCTTTAACAGCTCCTACATCTGCTGTTTCTCTTACATCTCCGAAGCTGATGTTTACATTTGGAGTTATATGTTTATAGTTTAACATATATTCTCTTGTTGCAATATCTTTTAGCATCTTTAAATCTTCATCTGAAATATTTACTTCTTTATCGGAATTCTTCTTAATGTCAACTGGTACATTACCATTTGGTGTCATCATCTTTGACATATCAAAGTCTCCGAATTTATTTTGATCCATTGGATTATTTAATAAGTCATCCATCATATTACCAGGATTGAAACTTCCTATTGCTGATGAAATCTTATTGGTAATGTTATCTCCCCACGCTGCACCTTTTGTAAAGGCATCTGCTACCCAACCTTCTCCGAAGGCATCAAAGGTATCCATTCCTTTATTAAATGCATCTGTAAGACTTTCATAATCCTCTTTACTATCTGAAGCTTCTTTAGCTTTATTTGCATACTCTTTAGCTTTACTTGTAATACCACTATAGTCAAAGTCTACGAATGGTAATTTATTTAATGCTTTACAAATACCTTCAACTACTGTTAGAGCCGTACTTAATAGGTTATAGAAGAAAGATTGTACATTCTTAATTGAATTACTAAATGCTACTCTTATATTTGTTGCACAAGCCTTCATAACTTCCCATATACCAAGTCCAATGTTAGCAACTTCTAATCCCAAGTTTTTGAAGAATTGAATTACTACATTAACTCCACCAGCTATCATTCCCAATCCAGAACCAGCAAGTCCAGTTGCTTTTGCCATCCATTGCATAAAGGCAAAGATTGCTGCTATCAATGCTATTACTAATACTATTATCCAAACAAGTGGACAAGCATATAACGCTCCATTAACAGCCCATTGAACTATGTGCCATATTGCTAAAGCTGCTACTAATAATCCAATAACTACTACTATTATTTCTAATGGAGTTTTTAATGCCATTAACACTCCTACTACTATTGCAATAATTCCTATCGCTAATAACATTTGAGAGTTAGCAGCCATCCACGCTGTTGCCTTCGCCCATAATGCTGTTACGGCAGCCCACGCAGCTGGTACATATGTTCCAATTAACACTGCGGCTATTGCTCCAAGTAATGGAATTGTTATATACATATGATTAGCTAGGAAATCAAATCCCCATCCTAATCCTTGTAATATAACTAATGCTATTCCAGCAAATGTTCTAATACCGTTTAATATACCTGTTAGTATGTTTTGGAATCTTTGACTATTAAGCATTTCAGCTATCTTATCTCCAACTGGTTGAAGATATCTTTGTGCCGTATTCTTAATACTGTTCATAGCATCTCCGAATGTCTTTGGCATCTGTTCATATTTAGCATTGATATCATCTGCTGCACTAAATAAAGCATTCTTAATTATATCAGATGTAATAGCTCCTTCGGCAGCTAGATCTCTTAACTCTCCTTTTGATTTACCCATATACTTCGCAATTGCATCAGCAAGCATTGGCGCATTCTCCATAATACTTCTGAACTCATCCCCTTGAAGTTTACCACTTGCCATTGCTTGAGTTAACTGATATGTTGCTGCACTTATTTCTTGTTGTCCTGCTCCTGATACTTTAAATGATTTATTCATCATTTCACTAAATGCAATCATTTCATCATTATTCTTAAATGCATCACCAGCAAGTAATCCTAATTTAGAAACTGATTTAGCCATATCATCATAAGAACCTCTTGACCTTTGTGCCGCTTGATATAATTTATTCTGTAAATCAATAGTGGTTTGAGTACCATCATTTATTAAGTTCAATCTAGATTGAGTTAATGATAATTCATCTGACCAATTTAACATTCTACCTACGCCACCCAATATGGTTTTCGCAAATTGAATTGATTGATTGAACTTAAGCATTTTAGCTGTCCATTTATCTATTCCACTTTCTACATTCTTTTGTTTAGGTGGTATCTTATCTACATTGTTTGCCGCCTTCAACACTTCTTGGGCTTGTTTTTCTACTGCACCGTTTATTTCTTCTTGAGAATGTTGTAACTGAAGGTATTTATCAATGGCTTCTTGTAAAGCTGGAGATACATTTCCACCTATTGGTTGGTTAGCAATAACATCAGCTTTATCTATAACACTATCCATAGCACTTGCAACACTATTAAATGTTTTAGTTGCTTGGTCCTGCATTTTAAATGTAGAACTAATAGTTGCCATATCATTACCTCCTTCTTGTACGCATTATTTTTTCTTACGAGAGGCTGTCTTCATTTTAGATTCCTCTTTCTTTTTCTCTTTTTGGTATTCATCAATGAAGGCAATAATTAAGGCCTTCTCTTTCACTGGTAAGTTAGCGAATTCGGAAGGCCTCATATGTATCTTATGGAAAGCGAAGTATGCGTACATCGTCTCGCCATCGTTTTCCGCTATTAGTTTTTTGCTTTTTCTATTTCTTCATTTATGTCTACATCGAATCCGGATAGAGAACTTATTTGATTACCTAATTCTACTATTTCACCAGCTAGCAATACTTTAGACACAGCTTGTTCAGGAGTTACAGCTCCTACTTTCTTTAAGAATTCTGCATTCTTAAAATCTGGGTCTAGGCAACAATTTACTATACACATTACATTATATTTACCACTATCGAATGAAGTTTCTCTTTTCTTACCATTCATATTGATTTTAGTACATGCCTTTTGGAACATACCAAATTCATCTCCACTCATTGGTCTAATTTTAAACTTTAGTAAGTTACCATCCTTATCTTTAAATCTAGGACTTATTGCTACTTCCTCTTTAATTTCATCAATGTTTTGGTTTTCTGCTAGAAAATCTTGTAATAATGACATAATATCTTCTCCCTTCTATAATATCATTACCAAATTACTGGCATATCTGTTAAATAAAAGGAGTTTTGTTTAGTTCAAATAATTTATATTATCTCCATTCAAAACTCCTTAAATTAACCATGTATTTTTAACTAATTTGAATATGTTGGAGATACAAAGCTTTCTAATATATCGAAATCACTAAATGTGAAATCCATATCTTCATCCAATGCATCTGAATCAACATCGAATTTAGCTAGGTTAACACTATCAATCATACAATCATATAATACAACTGTTTGTTTTCCGATGCTAGTACCTTTATCCTCGTTAGTTATTACTAACTTGAATGAAGGAAGTACACCTTCTTTAGCATATCTTAATAATAGATTTCTAAATATAGTTGTAATGTAATAGATTGTCATTGAACCGCTACCAGTCCATCCAGTAGTTTTGTTTTGAACTCCTCTTTTACCCATTACTTTAACTTCTGATTTATTTAATTCTGCAGAAGCTTCAATTGATTTGGCATAAAAGAATTCCTCTACTTTACCATTGATATCAATATATGCAACGGCTTCACTACCAGCAGGAATATCACTTGCTTTTAATGTTTTCATCTATTTTTCCTCCCTTCGAATTATCTTACATTAACTATCATATAAAGTTTATCAACGCTATATGTTGGTTGAATGTATATTTCAGAATAGTAAGCATCTACTTGTTCTCCAGCTTCAACCATTACATCAGTTGAACTATTGAAGTTTATAATTGCTCCGCTATTTTGAAGTTCTGTTAGATAACTAATTATGTTAGCTTTGAATAAAGCTCTACCATTAACATCTTGAACTACTTTACCAGCGTAATTTTGTTCAAAGTCTAATGCTATATGGTTTGCTACTGCATCTAACAATCTAATAACTTTATTTTCTTTGAAAGCATCCGTTACATCATCTCTTAAGTTTACTAAAGTATTGATATCTTTTTCAACTACTATAGCTCCATCTCTTCTCTTACTGATTATAACATATCCACTTGTAATTAAAGATTCTATATCATCTTCTAATACATTGCCAGTTACTTCTACCGCATTAGCAATTACTTTATATGTATTTGATTCAGTTACATCAGCTCCTGCTGTTGCTCCTGCCATCCATACTACAAACTCTTCAGCTGTTAGTTCTGTACCATCAGCGTATTTAACACCTTGATTATAAGTACTAATAACTCCTTCATAGTTTGCTGCTACATAGTTGTTAATAACTGCTTGACATTTAATACCTCTAGTTTCTCTCATTTCTTGGATAAATTCTTTAATAGTACCACCATTAAATAATTCTGTATCTCCAATTTTGAATGCTGCTAAAGTATCAAATTGAGTAGTTTTTAATTTAGCAAGGTATTCTGTATACATTTGGTTATTTGGAGTTCCGTTAGTACCTCCAGTTAGTAATGTATTTACTGCTGTTTGAGATATTACTCCTTCTCCTTCAAATGTTACAAAATCATTTGCAACTAAATCTTTTATATCAGTAACTATTTGAGAATCTTTTTGAGTACTTCCTAGGAAAGTATTAACACTATAACCACCACTAAATGCTTCTTTAATTGATATACTGATATTATTACCAACAGTACCAGCATATTTGGCAGTTACTTTTAATTTCTTTTCTGCAGCTATATTTATTTCTATAGATGCTTTAGTACCACCTTTATCTGCTCTGTATACTAATAATGTATGAGCATTCTCTAAAGCGGCTTTGAATAATTTAGCACTTGCACTATAAACATTAAATCCTAATATCTTTTCAAGCTTATTAGAATATAAATCAGCTACAGTTACTTTAATCAATTCATCCTCAGGACCCCATCCAATAGGAGCTGCCATAGTAACAATTCCTCTTGAACCTATAATGTTATCATTTGATGGCACACCTTGGAATTTAATATAAGCACCTGGTCTGATTTTGTTTTGACTTTGAAAACTTCCACCTGTCATATTACATATCCTCCTTTTCTTTATTTATTATATGTTTATCTAGGTAATTAGTTTTAACTTTATCTATATCTAAATACTGAATAGTTCTCATTGGAAATACTATATCAAAATGTAATACTTTATCCACTATAGTTACTTCTATATTGTTTATTCTATTGCATTTAGAATATACTTTATCTCCATCTATATTAACTATTTCTAAATATCTAAATAATTGTTTCAACTCATCAATTTTATCATTGATATCCTTTACCTTGTTATTCTTATTATCTGTGAAATACTTAATTTCATATCTATATATATCATCAGTTAAATGGTATTGATGTCCTGTATAACCTTTCTTGGAATTATCATCTATCTTTTGTACATGGAATGATGGTTTTTCAAATCCTTGTTCGATTTCCTCATCATAATAATGATAGTTATCTCCAAAGTGGTTAGATAATGCATATATGATTGAACCAAGTATTATATTTTCAGTTATCTCTATATTCATAATCCCATCTCCTTTACAAAGTTATTAAATAATATATTCCAAACTCTATTCATATCAGCAACTACTTCATCGGTTGCCATAGTTAACATTCTTCTTCCTTCTACCCAACTAACTCTACCTCTGGTAAAGTGTCCGTATTCTACATAAGAAGCATAACTCTCATCAGCACCATTATCCCTAGCGTCATTATATATGGTTAATTGAATATCATTACCTTTAACTTCTACTCTAGAAACCTTCCAACTTCTTCTTAATCTTCCGGTTCTTACTGGAGTAGTTTTAAGTACTCTACTCATTACCATAGTTGCTAATGTATTAAGATATCTTTCTTCAAAGTTTCTTAATTGGTTAGCAGCATTTAATACTTTTAATTGATAATCTTTAATTGCCTTCCTATCTAATTCGAAGGTAGCCATTTAATTCTCCTCATCAATTATTATTGGGATTTCCTGATGGTAATCAAATCTATTTGGTTCTCCACAGATTCCTTCTATAGGCTGTTCAATTCCACTTGCATTATCTTTACGATATCCTTTAATGAAATCTCCTGCCTTTATATTATAATCTAAATCTAAAAATACTCTTACTTCTTTTAATACTGGAACATAAACATCATTACCATCTCCTGGATTATCCACATTGGTAAAACTAAACTTACAAGGAATATCTTCATATAGTACTTCTCTTCCGTTAGGATTAGTTGCACCATATTTATCTTTGACATTCCCTAGTTTAGATATTGTACAGGTATCTCCATACATTAAGTTATTGACTATCTTACCGAATGGTCTTAAATTAAATGCCATGTAAATCCTTTCCACAACCAGCTGGGAATTTCCTATAAGATTGTAATTGTTTAGTGAAACTAAATAATATGTTAGCATCCACAGAATTATTATTATATCCAGTATCTATAGTATCATCAGATGAACCTGCTTCTACATTTATTGTAGTATCCCCAGCTTTTACACTAGTTATTCTTTTAGCAAGTTCTTCTTCTGATGTAGTATCCTTTTCAAATAAAGGTTTAAGAATATCTTTCATAAATTCTATTGCCATATCCACCCAAGTATAATACAATCCTTGTGGCATATCTTGTCTATGACAATATCCTTGGATTAGTGCTTTTGCACGTGCTAATACAAATTCTATATCTTCATCAGTAACCTTTGCATAGTTCTCTGAAGATAATAGTTTTGATAGCTTGTACCTTACTATTTTCTTTACCTCATCCATATTAGCACCTCCTATTTATTATTCTTCATTAGCAATTTTATTTAATAAATCACTATCTTCATCCTCTTCAGTTTCTACTTCTTCTTCTGATTCTGATTCAGTTTCTTCTTCTGTTTCATCTTCTGAAACTTCTTCTTCCTCTTCTTCATCTGATTCTGTAGATTCTAAATTGGCTTTAGTTTCTTCTAATAAAGCAATTAAATCAGATTTCTTATTAGATGGGAATTCAGTAACTCCTAGTTCTCTTAACTCTTCTCTAATTTCATTGATTGTTTTTTCTTTATCAGCATTTTCTTTTACTGGTTCTTGACCGATAGGTACTTCTTGACCTGGTTCGTAATCAATACCATTATGTTTTACTGGAAATGGATATTTCATAAGTTCTCCTCCTTCTACTTTAAATTCCATTTAAGAAATAAGGAAGGTCTTGCAACCTTCCTTTGATTAGGCTACTTTTATTGTAGCTACTTCGTTCATTCTTTCAAATGAAGGTAATACGATTTCAGAAACGATTGTTTCTTTATTTACTGGATGTGGAATATTGATAGTTGTTACAGCTACACCTGTTTCAACTATATTACATTCTCCATTAAAGTTAGCTGATTGTAAATCTGCTTCTTCAGGAGTTGTACCATAGTAAGTATTACCAACTGTATTTCCTGGAAGTAATGTTATATAATCATCTGGATAGAAGTTCTTTGTAGCACCACTTTCATCTTTAAATTTCTTATCATATACTGCAACAGTTAATCCAAGTTCACTTACTAATAATGATTTTAATTCTGCTTCTCTAACTAGGTTTAATCCGTTAGCTAATGGATTCAAAGCAATTCTAATTGATTTATTTTGTAATAAATAATTGAATGTCTTTTGAGTCATAATAGCTCTTGTAGGTTTAACTCCAGTTAAGTCAACAATTTTTTGTTGCATAGCACGTAAGTCTTCTAATGGAGTACTATTTTGAGTATCAGACCAAGCACTAGTTCCGCTTAAAGCTTTATAGTTATTTCTAGTCCATTCTCCATCTACATCATAATTATAAGTATAATCAACATTGTTAGCTACGATAGAAATTCCACCTGTAACTAAAAGTTGCATTCTCATTCTTTCACCTTGGATTAAAGCACCTTCAATTAGTTGAGCTCTATCATCAAAGATTTCAGATATGATAGTACTATATAAGTTTTGAGGATCATTCTCTCTAAATCTTAATAGTTCTTGTCTATCTCTTTCTTTAATTGTCATTGCTTCTCTAAAGAAAGGCATTTCAGTTTCAATCTTTTTAACACCAATTCTATCTCTTACTGTAGCTTTAGTATCGAAATGACTTGGTTTTAATGCAATAGGTAATCCTTTATAACCTTTTATCCAAGCAAGGTCTAATCCCATTTTCTTTTTAGCTGGGAATAAACTTTCACCTAGGTAAGGAATACGATTACTTACTGTTTCATTCCAATATGTTGCTAATGCTTTTGCACTAACTAAATCCATAACATTGTTCATAATTCTAATTCCTCCTATTCAATTTTATCTTAATAATCTAAATCTGTATCAGACATAAATATAATGCCCTTTAATGCTGCAATTGCTTCTGCTGTTAATGTAACACCAGCATAATTTTTAATCTTATCTTTATTTAATGTACCACGATATACACCTGTACCAGCTTTTGGTCCATATGTTACATCAACATCTTTTAATAGTACATATCTAGCAGTAGCACCGTTTGCTGCTTTACCAGCTTTATCTAATGGAGTTCCAGCTTTAACGATTTTCTTACCATTTACTGCTTCTACACCTTCATCGCTTACCATTATAGGTCTAGCTGTATATGGGTCTAGATTAAATAAAATATCTACATCCATACCATAGTTTGTTTGAACTACTTTCATTATAATTTCCTCCTTATCTTAATTATAATTTATTTATTCACCAAAGTAAATACTATCTGCCGAATTCTTTATTGCTTCATTATGGTTAGCAGCTAAAGATTTAGCAAATTGTTCTCCCTTACTTAAGTTGCTAGGTTTTCCACCTTCTCCATCTTTTGGAGTAGCTCCTTTAACATAAGGTTCAGGATTACTACCTTGGTTATTACCATTATTATTATCTTCTGGTATAAATAGATAACTATCAGATTTCTTTAAATCATCTAGTTGCTCTTTTAATCCTGATTTCACTTTGCCATTTTCATCCATTACTATATTATCCATTTTTAATAGATTCATAGTTATGTCTGCATTATGGACTTTTCCAATTAGCTCTAATTTAATAGCATTTGATTTTCTTTCAGCTGCCAAAGCATCTGCTGCTTCTTTAGCTTGTTTCTTATTTGATGCTTCTAATTCAGTAATCTTCTTTTTAAGTTCCTCATTAGAATTCTCATCATTTTTCAAATCTGCTAATTGTTTATCCCTTTCAGATAATGTCTTTTTAGTTGTATTTAACTCATTGTTAACCTCATTGAATCTTTCTTTGGTTACATAGACTCCATCAATTACAGTTCCAAAGTTATCTACGACCTTTTGAGCTAATTCTTCAGTTAGCCCTAAACTTACTAACTTTTCTTTCATAAATAATCTCCTCCTCTATTATTCCGCTTTTTTCCGAGGTGGCGCGATATTACTATACAATTGATAGTAAATCTTCCTCGAATAAAGTCAGTAATCATTTATTCTTTATTATTATATGTTTTTATTTTTGATTATTTCTTCCATATAATAGTAAACTATTTTGTTCTTTACTTTTATATCAGTTATTCTAAAAGTAGTATTTCTTTTGAATATTACTTCTTTATTAACTTTATAATTTAATACCTTCTTACCAACATCTCTACCAGTTTTACTAGTAATAACAAATCTGTATTCAGCATTATCATAATACTTATTCTTCTTTGTACTAAATAGATACTTTCTAGGAACCCATTCATCTCCAATACTTAAACCATCAAGTGGATTATTATTTCCTGGTCTTATATCTGTTGTTACCTCCCCATTGAAGTATTCTATTTTATCTAATGCTTCATCTATCTTTTCAATTAACTCTTTATCTGCATCATTTAATTCTATTTGATTAGATAACTTATTATTAAGATTATTGATAGTTGGACCCTTCATTGTTAATAATGTTTCTTTGTTAGCACTTGGTAAGGTTTTTACTGCATCTGGATTAGTATATGTTATACTTGTTTCTCCAGTTGGTGTCATATCTACATAAGATATAGCAGCTACTAAAGATGCTAAATCATTTCTAGTTGATGCAATAGCTTGTGCTTGCTTTTCATCTCCTAGTTCTTCTTTTAGGTAATCAATATAGTTTCTATTCTTACCCATAACTGATTTCCCAGTATTAACATCTCTATATATTCTCTTATCTCCACCTTTATCTATTTCCTCATCCATTACTGGTGCTATAACTGACCTACAATATGGATGAAGTGGTGGAACATTTAAACCTATCTTGGCATTTTCTATATCAATAATAGTTCCATCCATTGCTCTACATATTTCAGAAGTTCTCATATCTAATGTTGCTACAAATTCTAACTTTTGTACTCCCATTCTTTTGTATGTATCTAATAAAGACATATTATCCATTCTTGCTGATTCTGTCATTATTAACCTAGCAGCATTATTGTATCCGGTATCCATTTTCTTTGCTAACTCTTTTGCCATATCATCAAAACTTCTACCAGTAGCCATTCCTCTAATAACAGTTTCATCTAATGCTTTTATTAACTTTTCTTTATTACCCCATATATTTTCTGAAAAACTTCCTCCACCTGACCAATTCTCATTGATTAAACTTTGGATTCTATCTTTATCTACTTTAGCGAATACCTCATCATTATTTAGATATTGATTATAATAACTTGTATTGGTATAAATCTTTTCTAGGAATTTCCCAGCAGTTTCCTCCATATCAATATCATATATAACTTTTCTATATTCAGTTTGTAATTGATTTAGTACTGAATGTTTATGCATCAAAGATTGATTCAATAAATATTGTTTCCACTTTGGATCTCCTTGATGTTCTTGAGCTAATCTAATATATTCATTAACATCTGCTTTATATTCTGTTTCCATTTTCTTTGGCAGTTGTTTGTATGCCTCTTTTAATGTTATCTTATTATTTGAGGCATACCTTGCATATACATTAGCCATTTTCTTTTCTATATCTCTTTGAGCTGCATTATAAATACCTTTTATTCTTTTCAAATAATCTTCTTCATTCTCTACAGCTCTTATTTCCGTATCTAATGCTCTTGACTGCCAATAGTTAGAATTTTTCTCTAATAACTCTTTTAGTTTATCTGAATTCATAAGATTACCTCCTAACTATTTACATTACTTCCGGCTTTTTTATCTTTTTTCTCCTCATTACCTTGATTTAAAGTCGTTTTATTGGGATTGGCATTTGAATTTCCACTCTTTTGTGTTGTTGGATTGTTTATATTGGCATTATTTGCTGCTGGATTTTGATTAAATCCTTGATTTCCAAATGCTTTCATTTGCTCTTCCAATTTCTTTTGTTCTTCTGCTTCTTGTTCTTTAATAGCTTCTTCTACTGCTGTTACATCTTCTACGAATGGATGTTTTGGTAATAATATCTTATCAGGTATCATATCTCTAGAGTTATTTATCATATCAATTAACTCTCCTTCATCTATTATAGTAGTTTTGTTAAAATTGAATGTTACTTCTACATCACTATAATCTTGATGATGTTTTAAATTGATATCATAATCTACAAACCATAATAACCATTCAAAGAATACATCCATTTCTTGTTCTAGTTCTTCTAGGTCTAAATCTAAATCACTGTATAAGAATTTTAATCCTACTCCACTCTTATCTCCAGTTTTATCATTTTGCATATCTACTCCAGCACCATCTTCATATGCATCTTTTCTTAACCTATCTAATAATTCTCCAAAGGTACTTCCATTGAATTCTGTATTTAAAGAACCTACATCTCCATCTGGATCAACTAATATTGCTCTATATTGTGCAATGTTTCTAGTTAATTCTGCTAGATCAGCTCCTCCATATCCTTTAAAGTATTTGATGGCATTTGGAATATCTTGTACTATATCTACCATTGTTGATATCAATGATTCATAAGTATCTTGATAACTTCTAATATATTTAAGTAATGAAGTTTCTTCCTCATTATACTTTAATGGTATCCACGGAATTCTATCCCATACCATTTGTTGAGGTTCAAATATGATGTTATTATTTTCATCTAGCTTATAAGTAGTTTCTACTACCTCTCCTTTATCATTTACTATATCTTCTGTTTGAGGTATCATTAAAGTAAAGTTACCTTCTTCTTTTGGTCTTTCAGAATCTCTTTCAAAACCATTATCTCCTTTGATATAATGAATAACTCCATTTTGACTATAGTAATCAGCATAAGTAGTAGTCTTCTTTTCTTCCCCTTTAAATACTTCAATATCATAATAATGAATAAGTTGAGCTATCTTTGTATGTTCTCTATCTATCCAGAATGCTTTAACTTGATTTCCTGGTACCCTTCTAAATTGTAGTTTACCATTTTCATCATAATAAGCATTTAACCAGTTAATACCTTCCTTGATAGCTTCTTTACATGTATTAAATACCTTTCTATACATATACTTATCAAAGTATTCATCTTCTAGTATTTGTTTATATGTTTCATCATCTGTATCTATAGAATAAGGTTTACCTAATAATGTATTGACTTTTTGTCTAGTCATCTTACGCATAAAGTTCTTATGTACTTTAGCATTTGATAGTTTATCATTCTCTGAACTATCACTTCCACAATGGTCATACCTTTTCTTTTTATCTATTTTAGATTCATTATCATAGTATTTAATACCTTCCAGCATTAACTTTCTTTCTTCGCTATTTTCGAATTCACTATATACTTTTTGTACTAGTTTATCTACTTCAATATCATTAGCGGATACATTATAAGTTTCAATAGTATCTTTTTCTACTTGCTTTTGTTCATCATTAAGATAAACTATTTGATCTCCACCAAGATTATTGTTAAGCATATCTTTTTTTCTGCTCATTGGCATATGTATTCCTCCTTCTTTATTATTTCTTTATTTATTTTATGTTTAGTTATTAGACTTACATTCTTTTTCATATTGGGTTCTTAATTCATAAATAACTGATTCTAAATATTCAATATCATCTAGGTATTGTTGTTTTGGTATAGAATCTTCATATGTTTGAATTATACTATCTCTTTCCGCTTCTGCTTTATTTCTTTCAATAATTAGATAGTTAATTTCTTCTTGGTATCCTTCTATTTCATTATTCCTAGTTTCTACTACTCCAACTAAATCATTACACATTGCTATTAGAATCCAAGTAAATATACCAATGATTACTAATATTACAGTTACTGCAAACATATAGCAAGTTTTAATGTCCTCCTTATATTCAATGCACCAATTCTTTACCCTATTGAATATCTTTTTCATTTAATCATACCTCCCTTTCTTATATTCAATAAAATCTTTATCAACCAGGTCTTGGTATTTATCCTTATGAACTTCCATAAATGGACTACCACCCATTCCTGTCAATAACTTAACTTCTCTTGTCCTACGCATTACTATTACATATAAACCATCCGGATCTATTATTTTTACCCATCCTTTTTCTGGTTTAGCTGCTAAAGTAAATCCGTAATCTAAATAATCTCTTTTGAATTCATCGAATCTTTCTTTTTTGATATATGCCTTCATTTGATTTCCTCCCCAGCTTTTTCTCATAATATATTTTATCATTTTCATATATGGTAAAGGTATCTATATTATCACTTACTTCAAAGTTCTTTAATATAGAAAGGAATATACTAGGTTCATTTACTTCTGCCATAAATATATTCCTTCCATCTCTCATAGTTGCATATAAACTATACATATTACTTTCTCCTTTTCCGTAATACCTTGTTATCTCCTAGTTGTTCTAATTCTCTTCTATATTGCTGCAATTCCTTTTTAGTTTCTTTAAGTAATTCCTTTTTAAGGTATATGAGATATTTTAATTCCTTCTCTCTATCTCTTTCTTCCTTATTCATATTATACCTCCTAGAATCTAAACATTCTCTTTCTTGTTCCTTCTGTTGCATATCTTAATGCATCCATTAAGTGATTGTATTCATCTATTGGATCATTTAATAATTTATCAGTATCTTTATCTTTCTTCCATACATAGTTATTCAATTCTATTATAGTATTTTGACATCTACTGTTTACTATTATCTTATAATCCTGTAATCTAGATATACCTTGCTTGATATTATTATCTTTATGTTTAGTTGCTCCTATTGCTCTTGTTATGCCGAAGTATTTTAATTCATCAATACTTTTTGGTTCTGCTGCATCACATCTTATTACTTCTTTATTATAACCTTTATATCTTAACATATCAGCTAGCATCATATTTGTTTGTCCTGCTTTATAGAATTCATCAAATATCCATATACGCATATTCTTTTCATCTATTATACAAGCAATCAATGCTGCCACATCATTTGTATAACCAAAGTCTAATCCAAATCTTAATTTTAAATCTGTTTTACCATTTACGTTTAATGATTTCTTTATAATCTCTTTATAATCGAAATCCATAACAGTCCAATTTCTATATATAAGCCCTTCTGATATACCCCAGTTACCAAGTCCTTCTATATTAAATGCTATTGGATTATTAACTCTTGTTAGATTGAATACTGCAATATCTTCTTCATCTAGAAATTCATTAGCAGCATATATAGTTGTTCCTACAAATATTCCTTCTTTAGGATTACTACTATATTTATTTATAGTTTTTCTTGTTCCAGCGTTATATTCATCTAATTCTTCTTCTGTAATATTAACATCAGGACATTTATCAAAAAACCTTCTTTTACCCCACCATTTATCCGACCAGGCATTAAAGGTAAATGTTATTTGTTTCCATAGTCCATGTTCTTCTAATGAACTTCCATCAGGCATTCTACCACGAATAGATTTATCTACTTTATCAAAATCTGCTTCTGATTCTATTTGGAATGCTTCTTCAAACCAAGCCCAACATAAAATACCATGACCTACAGAGAAAGATGTAATATTAAGTGGATCATCGAATCCTCTAAAGAATATCTTTTGACCAGTACTTATTCTAGTTATAGTTAAATCTCCATTATCTGATTTACTATAATACCAATCATCTTTTACACCTAATCTATTTATAGCCCATATCAAATCATTTCTTGTACTAGTTCTATGAGTATTAAGATGCTTTCTTATTACCACCAAGTTAGCCTCTGGAAATTCCATCATATTACTTATATAGAATAAAGCAGTTACTTTTGATTTCTTACTTCCACGACTTCCTTTTATAACTCTATAACGTTCTCTACTATACCAGAATGATTCATATTCTTTACCTATTATTTCATTGAGGTCTATTGTTTTATCTTTTGGACTTTGTATGGTTGGTAGCGTTGCCTGGAATTCTTTGGCTTTGTAATATTGATTAAAGCTCTCAAAGATATTGGCATTTGGTTTTAATGCTAATGTTACTCCCATACTAAATCTCCTTTCACTATATCTCATTAACTATTTTCTATTATATATATGGTTTTTGTTCTTGTTAGAGGATAATCTTTATTCTCTATATCTTATATCCTTATTATTAGATAATCTTTATTATTCCTCTTTTATATTTTATGTATTTTATTCCATAATATTATGTAGTTATTATCCCCCATATCTCTTTCCCGCGAAAACGATTTTTATACATAAAAATAAGATGGCATCTCTACCATCTTTAAAAGGTTTTACATTATTCGAATTATTAAGGAGATTTGATTCAATAATAATTATTTGAATAATGAAAGGTTAGTGAGGGACTCTTGACTTACACAAGATAGATATTTCCCATATCATTCCTCATAAGAAATTGGGATAAAACCTTATAGTATGCAACTGCAGTAATACATCTATCGCCTTTTAGTTTTTTATGTATATAGATATTATTGGATTAGTCGGCACCAGGTAAGAACTCTTTTCTCGAACCTCTATATACAACCCTTTATATAAAATGGATTAGGAAGCTACTGCTATTACTGTATCCTTTTACCCTAGTTCACTATACGTTTATAAGCGCCATTACTTACTAGGAACCATTATTTATAATATGTTACTTATATGGATAACTTTCATCAGGATGGAAATCTATAGCACTATAGAATAGTTCTTTCCATTCATTAGCTTCCATTCTGCAATTATATAATTCTTGATTTCTAGATATTAAAGCATTATCTATATCATTATATTGTTTATCCTTTTCTTCTATTTTAGTATTTAGTATTTTAATATCTCCTTCGCGTTTAACTGATGCTGCTATACTAATTATTAAAGTAGATAGTAATACAATATTTGCTATTAGTAATATCCAAAAACCTTTTTGATATCTTTCCATCTATCCTCCATATGTTGCTAGTACTAATCTAGCAATAGCATTGTTGTAATATTCTTCTTGCTTTTGTAATTGTTGTTTAAGAATATCTACTTCATGTTCTTTATTATATAATGCCATTGTTAAATCCTGGTTCTTTCTTTCTAGTTCATCAGTTGCCATTTTTATTTGTTCTTCTACTGATGGTTCTTGAACTGGAATTTCAGGCATTGCTGGTAATTCTTCTATTTCTTCTAATGCTAAATCTTCTAATGGAATTTCTTTTAGATTAGTTTCTTCTGCTGCTTTCTTTGATCTTGCCATTATTTTTCCTCCCCTTCTTCAAATAATAATGAAGCTGTTCTCATCATAACTTCTGGTATAACTCCTACTGGACTAATAGTTCCTGCAGTTGCTTGAGATATTTGTTGAGCCATTGTTGCCATAGCACAAGCTGTCATATCTAATACACTATCTACATCTCCACATATTTCAGTTTCACATCCATATCCACCTTTATTAGCATCTTCATCAATATGAATATGAAGTTTAGCTGGTTCCTCTTCCTCTTTCTTTGGTTCTTTTACATCTTTGAAAGCATCATTTAATTGCTTTTCAATTTCCTTCATTGCTTCTGCTTTTAATTCTTCTTTTGATTTACCTTTTGCATTGATTTTAATTTCTTTAATAATAACCTTTTCCATTATTTAGATTCCTCCTTATATAATTTCTTTTCTTCCTCATTTAACCAATGAGCTACTCTTTTCTTTGTTTTAGTATCTAAATAAATACCTTTGATATTTCCTTTATCAGAAGTATATGTATAAAGTAATTTCATGTTATCTTTTACTTTATCCCATTCTTCTCCTTGTAACCTTTCATATCTTTTAGGTTGTAATTCTTTTTCATTATTCTTCATCAATTATTTCCTCCTCATTATTATTATACGAACTAAAGATTTCGTTGTTTGATATTATTTCTCCTTTACGCTTTCTCGGTAAAGATTTATCTTCATTCATTGCATCCAACTCTTCTTTTGTATATTGTCTAAAGTTATAAGTTGTTTGTAATGATTTATCTTCTTTATGTAGTTCTGCTATTAAGAAATCTCTATTATTCCTTTCACCAAGTTTTATTCTATTTTTACCATAGACATTCCATAGCTCCCACATTTGTTTCATATACCTTCTTTCTATTCGAAGGTTTTGTAATTCATTTATTAGTTCTATAGCACCTGATCTTGTTATAGGTGTTACTTCTAAATAATGTAAAATATCTCTTATCTTCCACTCAATATCATCAAGCTGGTTTACATAGTTGTGAACTTCTTCTTCCATAGCGGTAAGATTATTTATACTACTTATTACTTTGTTTAGCAGTTCATCTTTCTTTCTTGCCATATAATACTTTCTTACCTCCTTGCGAACTCTTTTTATTAACCTGATTTTTATAGTAATCCCTCTCTTCCCTTGTAGCAGAAAGTAGATTTCTTAACCTAGAATTTTCTCTTTTAATTCTTCTTGTTTCTAATGGATCAGTAAGGTTTTTAATAACCTTACTATAAACATCTGATGCCATTACCTCTTTAAGAGTTTCAATTTCTAAAGATAAACTATTGTATTTCTTACGCCAATACCAAGATGATATCAAATCGTCATATTCCTCTGAATGCTTTTTTATCCATCTTCTTAAGTTCATTATTTATCCTCCACAATGTATAAGTCATATCCTTTTTGAATATACTTATATCCATATTTTTTAATTAGTTGGTCCATATAATGATAACTTGTACCTTGTTCTCTAGCACAATAATCTCTTTGAGTCCAATTTTCATTCAAGCAGGTTACATATGTATTAACCATTTCCTTTTCCCTCTTAATGTTTTCAGCTTTGGCATTCTTCATTAACATACCTATTAGTAATCCAATAACTATTGCTAATAATATAACTCCAATTCTTTTTAATAACCTTCTTCCCCTTCTTGTTTTAGTAAAATAATTTCTCATAATCAAATCTCCTCTCTTTATTTTACAATTTAATTATATGAAATATTTATGGAGAAATCAAGGCATAAATTAAAATTCATTTAATTCTTATATTACTTGACATTTTTATTGACATTTCCGTATAGATATTTATCTAATCCTGCTTTAAAATCTTCCAACATTCCTGGGCTTTCTAGAATATAGGTTGCTCTCATATCAGCCATATGTAATACTAATGATTCAGGATACTTATTAAATAAATCACTTGAACTAAAATAACTAGTATCTACAAATCCACCCATATGATTTCTTATCATTGCAATTTCTACTTCAGTTAATTGAATATATTGTTGTGCAATAATAATACTTTTCTCTGCGTGTCCCATTGGAAACATATCTTCTACTGTATAATATGGTTCTTGTACCCAAGCGCCATTCTTCTTAACATTTCTAGTATCCATTTTATAATAGTTAACCTTACATATATCATGTAACAATGCTGCTATAACTACTGTATCTTTTGGTATATTAAATAGTTGTAATAAATCAGACATTCTTAAACATTCATAATATACATTTAAACTATGATGTAATAATCCACCTTCATAATTAGAATGATATCTTGTGCTAGCTGGTGCTACTTTAAAATCTGAATTATCTAACCATTGAATAAGATTTTCTATTCCTTTTCTTTTAGTACTTAATAATAAAGTTTTGAATGTTTCCCATTCTTCATGTATAACATTATTCATAATGTACTTGCTCCCTCCTTTCATATTGAATAAAACAATCATTCCCTAGAATCAATTCTACTGGGTAACAAGTATCCATTTCTAATTTATAATCACCTCTATGAATTGAATCTATAAAAGGTTTGATTGAACTTTTTTTATCCACTCCATATTTTATAAACCTACTTGAACCACTAAATACCTGGTTAGTATATGGTTTAATGAATAGGAATTGAGGAAATAATGGACTTTTTCTATTTACTGCCACTATAAATCCTCCGTATATTACTTCTACTGTAAAAGGAGTTTTCCATCTATTACCTTTAGTATGAATTAAATCTCCTTCTTGAAACTTTCTTAACTTTACCATAATATCTTAAACTCCTTTAAATTCTTCTTTAATTGTTTATCTTGTCTTTTTATGTTCCATAAATATGTTGGTAATTTTCTAATATATAACCATAAAGACTTTTCTTTCAATTCTTGTAATGCTGATTTAGCTTGTTCCGCTGCAAACTTTATCTTTAAGCATCTATTCTTTAATGCAATTAAATCTCTATCTTTCCATATACCTTGTAACTTAACAAAGTTACTATCAGCATAGAACATTAAGCAATTACTATCTACTGTATTTTCTGCGTGAGTTATTCTTGCCAATGCTTCCTCATTCTCTGGTGGAAACATAGTTTTCAAATCTACTAAAACATACATACTTCTCATAAACAAATAATATTCATCTGTTCCTTGTTTTCTTATTACATAACTTTTATTATTATTGTATATACTATGAACCTGGTAAAACTCTATTTTTGTATTATCCTTATTGTATGCTGCCAGAATTATTTTCTTTGACATTACTCTTATTCTCCTCTCGAAATAACTTATACTTTCTCTCATCTACCATAACTGAATCATATCCTTTGACTGCAAATATCTCTGTTATTTTAGCACATATTGCTCCTTCTTCAATACTATTCAATAATATTGGATGATAAGATTTTGTTGCTTTATCATAGTATAATACAAGTATTTCTCTTTCATTATTTTCCATTACTTCTTATCCCCCTTTGCAACTACTGTTGTTACCTTTGATCTATCTACATTAACAAAGGTTACATTCATAGCTCCTTGTTGGTTTCCTTCTCTATCAAATATATTAAAGCCATACATTCTATTCAATTCTTGGATTGAAGTGAATATCACTCTATGCATTGCTTCTGTAATACCATTATCTTGTATCTTTTCTTTTGCTAATCTTATTTCCTCTAAAAGTATTCTTACACCTTTATCAAAATCATACATATCACCAAGTATTTCATTGTTTCTTATCTCTTCGAATAATACTTGTAATCTTTTTATTACTCTTGGATTATTTTGTAATTCCTTTAGTAATCTATTTTGATTAAATTGTTCATATGTTCTTCTGTTTGGATATGCTTGTAACATTGCTTCTAATGGTTCCATACCTTTAGAAACATTTAAACAGAATTGTTCTTGTTCTTTTGATAATGCTTGATTTCTTACTTTCTTTGGAGCTTTTTCTTCCTTCTTCTCTGCCATCAGAATAACCTCCTCTTAACTATTTTACGAACTTCTTGTAAATGTAATTGATAACACTTTGGTCCATAACCTTGAACCTGGGATTGATAATTCTTTAATTTCTTACCACATCTTTTACATTTTAATTCTCTTTTAAATTCATATTTCTTTTCTATCTTCATAATATTACTCCTATCAACCATTCCCAAGCATATTGAGCTGGCATTCTACCACTTCTAATATCTTTATCAAGTTTATCTAAAGCCCATCTAATATCTAGTAAATCATTTTTAGTATATGGTACTCGATAATCTCTTATTTCTTTTACTCTACCCCAGTATTCTCCAGCGTTATATGCTTTTGTTCCACCATCCCACTTTCCATAGATTTTAAGATATATGAAAATGTTAACAGTATTATATAGTTCAGGTATATAACTTAAGATATTACATTCATTCTTTTTTATAATGTTATAATATTCAGCTAGAAGATATGAATCTCTTGTTATAAATGCATCAGCAAATTGTTTAGGAGTAGGTATTTCTTTTCTATCCATAAACAAACAAGCATAAGTCATTGCATCTATAGCATCATCATGATTCTCAACATAATGATTATATTTGTTCATTTCCTCCACGATATTATTATACGAATTGAAACAATTATAAGCTATTCTCTTTGCGAAGTCTAATTTTATTTGATGGTTTTCTTTGTTAACATATTTGATAGCTATATCATTAGTTACATAATTAAAGGTAGTAATATAATCTTCAAATACTTTTTTGAATAAACTCTTCTCTGGTATCTCATCATATATCAATACAACACAATGCTTTCTAGATAATTCAATAAGTCTTTCATATACCTTTTCTTTTTGTTTAAGGTATTCTGTATCATTGTATACAACATAAACTAATTTAAGTTGAAATAAACTCTTTTTCTCCAATTCCTTATAAAGGTCTTGAACACTTTCTAAATATTTAATATTACCGTATAATTCACCTATTTTTTGATAGTATATTTTTCTTATTAAATTCTCTTCCCCAGTAAAGATGTATAGATTATTTACTACCCCATCTTTTAATTCTTTTTTCAAATCTACTAATGATTTCATTCTACCATCTCCATTAACATATTATGAATAAGCATCTTATAGTTACTTATTGCTATTTTATTCAGTTGATATAAGGTTTTTTCAATAGCTTTGATATATTTATATGAGCCATTTACTTTACTTACTATACCTGATTCTAATAGCTCTAAATAAATCTTTATCTTATCCACATCATCATTACTAGACCAAAACTTATTTGATATTGTTCCAATGTCTTCAAGTTTCATTCCCTTTAATATGGCATCAATAGTAAAATTAGATAACTCAATTAGTTCTTCTATATCCTGCCTTTCTTTATATTTTCTTAATATGGATGGAGTAATATCCATTTTATAGTCGTTAATTAACGTATTTAACAAGGTTTCATCAAAAGACAGTATATTTATATAGTCTAATATGTTTTCTTTAGAATATGGTTGAATATTCATATTATATGCCCTCGATACTAATGTATCTAGGAAATTATATGCTGATGTGGTTACTACTATCTTTGTTCCTGCTGGTGTTTCCTCTGCTACTTTAAGTAATGCTGCTTTGGCTGCTGGGCTTGATTTTTCAAAGTCTTTAAAATGATAAACACAATTGTTATTATTTCTATCACTTGATTCTACCAAACCTCTTATTGTATCTACCTTATTATCTAATAACTTATAGTGCATACCATAATGGTTAGCAATATACTTTACTAAATAAGTTTTACCATAATGTTCTGGACCTCTTATTAAGATAAAAGTACTATTATCTATTTTTCCATTATCAATTAAATCTTTATTCTTTTCTTGTCCTACTAAATACATCTCTCAATCACCCAAGCTTCCAATAATACTTTAATATCCATCTTCGGTGCATTGATTACATTGTAAAGCTTTTGTGTATAATCTCTTATTTGGTTAGTAATGTTTTTAGGACAACTTTCTAAAATATCATTCGGAAGATTAGATACGCTAGTATTATTTAGTATCAAATATTTTTGTAAGTTTAATAGAAATTCAAAATACATATTAAGTAATAATCCCATATCTATTCCACTCATAAAGAATTCATCTAATTTCTTAATTGCTGCTTCAGTATTCTTACTTAATAATAGTTTTGTAAAATCATATAATTCATATGGTGTTACCCCACTAGATAATACCTTAACTACATTCTCTAATGATAAATTCTTATTATATTGTAAACATTTATCTAATGTTGTAATAGCATCTCTCATTCCACCTTGAGCTTGTTTTGCTATATAATCAATGGCAGCATCTTCATAAGTAATGGCACCAGCTTTATTACACATTTCCTCATTCTCTTGTTCGATTATATATTTCAATCTTTTGATTATACCCTCTTTTGATATTCTTTGGAAGTTATATCTTTGTACCCTTGATAATATAGTTCTTGGAATCTTTTGTGGGTCTGTTGTACAGAATATAAAGATTGTACTAGCTGGTGGTTCTTCTAATAACTTTAACATTGCTTGCCAAGCTGCATTTGATAATGAGTGGCATTCATCTATTATGTATATTTTATATTTACTATCTAATGCTTTAAATTTACTATCATTGATAATCTTTCTTACATCATCAACACTATTATTTGAAGCTGCATCTAATTCTATTGGTTTACCTTTACCATCATTTATCATATCAGCTACTATTCTTGCACAAGTAGTTTTACCAGTACCAGCACCACCACAGAATAAATAAGCATTTCTAATATCATTATCTTTTATTTGATTTTCTATGATAGTTTTAATAGCACCTTGTTCTGATACATCTTCAAATCTTTTTGGTCTATATTTATTTGCTAATGGTTGTGCCATTTATTATTCCTCCTCATCAGTTTCTTCTTTAATACCAAAGTATCCTAGTAATCTTTCTGTTGACATATAATAATGACCTCTTTGTGCTAATCTAGTTGTGAATACTCTTAATTGCCATCTTGTTTTAAAATAAGTATCTACTAACTCTTTACTAGCACCAGGTTTATCTGCTTTATATTCTATCAACATTCTAATAAGGTTTAAGTATTTATCTTTATTGATATTTAATGCAATTACCTCTTTACCTTTACTTGCATACTCTAATGCTTCTTGTAAAGTAAATTGTTGCATTCCACCTTTATCTAATAAAGTTCTTTCAATCTTAACTGGTCTACCAACTCTTTTAAGTTGTTTCTTACAATATTCTTCAGATATTTTCATAGGTATTCACCTCCTCCTGGTTTTTGTATATTATAATCTCGATGGTCTTCATACCACCTATCTAAATATTTCTTTAATCTTTTAAGCATAGGCATTAGTTCCATACCTTCATCGTGATAATAAACATTTACCTTTCCTTCTTTACCATTTCTACCTAATTTAATATCATATATTTGTAATTCTGATATCAAAGGTTGTCGTTTAAAGTATAGAGTAAAACCACTTCTATCTATGAGATTTCCTATTTGCTTCATAATGTTTTCCATTTTAGTAGTTTTAGGTACTGGTGATTCCATCAAATCTTTAAACATCTCGTTCATAGTTTTCCACCAAGAATTTCATCATCTTACTATCAATGATAAAATAATCCTTTCCATCTCCGAAGTCAAATCCAATAGCACATTCTAATTTACCCATTGAGAATTGTTCTTCTTTTAATTTTTCTAACCATTCTTTTTTAATGGATACAGATTTACAAGGAGATGTACTTGTTTTACATTCTACTAAAAATGCCATAGTTCTTACATCTCCTTTATAGAAATCTGTTGCTCCACTATTTGCATTGACTTTACCATTTAATAATTTAGCAATTCTTTGTTCCTGCTCATAACTATATTTTCTGGTATTCATAATATTACCTCCTCATAGTTAATTATACGAAATCAATGCTTCTAGTTTCTTGAATAATTCTTTGTTTTCTTTTATTACTTTTATAAGATTTGGTTTACCTTGAATCTTTTCATCATACAATACTTCTCCTGTATCAGGATTGATTATATCATAGTAAGAACCTCTTTGTAATATTGCTCCAAGCTGTATTAGTACATCTATAGTATCTGAAATATAATCTATACCTTCTAAATAATTTAATGTATAGAATCCCATTCTTCTATCACTTCTACAAACTTTTGATTTTTCTATTTTTACTTTTACTAAATTACCAGCTGGATTCTCTGCCCCTCTAGTTAATTCTTTGTTATTAACATCTATGAAATTTCCTTGTTGGAACATTAACCTTACTGAACAATTATGCTTGAATCCTCTTCCTCCTGGCGTTATGAATTCATTATATGGATTATTTAAGTCTTCTCTTACTTGGTTAATCATAATACACATACAATTATATTTTCCAAGTAATGGTACTATTATGTTACAAAACTTTGTAAGAGACATTGCTATTCCACCATATTGCTTTTTCTCTATATCTTCCTCGAATGCTGATTTACTAACTAATTGAGCTACACTATCTAAAACTATTAAACCTATTTCTCCAGTTTCAATTACTGTTCTCATAATTTCAAATATTTGTTCAGCATATTGCTCTTGTGGTTTAATAAGTAATAAGTCTTTTACATTAACTCCAAGTTTAGTAGCCCATTCAACATCGAATGTATTTTCTGCATCAACAAAACAAACTCTTCTCTTCCCTGTTTTATTCTTTTTGGCTTCTTCAGCGAACTTTATTTGACATTGTTTTACCATATCTAAAGCTGTAGTAGTTTTACCACTTCTTTCAGCTCCGGCAAATTCTATCATTCTACCCATTGGTAAACCACCATACATCATATAGTTTAATCTTGGAGAACTAAATGGGACTTTTTCATATTTAATAAGTTCAGCATCATTACCATTAAAGGCAATTTCCTCTTTATACTCTTTATTGATTTCTTTAATAATCGAATCTAATTTACTCATCTTCTTACCCCATTTCCTATCTGATATTCCATCATTCTAGCATCAAATATTCTTTTCAAGCTATTAACCATTTCTTGAGCCATTTCTATCTTGGCTCTAATTAACTTATAAGCTCTTTGATATATAATTTCATTGATGGCTTCATTTATTACTTGACCTTCTGCTGTAGTATTTTTATCAGCTACAGTACCATTTGCTTTTTCTCTTGCAATATTGTAATTAGTCTTTCTAGTCATTTCAGCAATATCTTGTTTGATACCTACTGCTTCTTGACCTTCATTTACGAAGTATAGTATTGATGGTAATTGTGCTAATAAATCTTCTATCTCCTGGTTAGTAATCTTATCTTTACTCTGAAATATAGATTTACATGTTCCCATAACTTTATCAAGTTCTTGAGTAAACTCTTTAGAAATATTAAATGCTATATCTTCAATCAGTTTACTATTTTCCGAGATTTCCTGGTTTAATAACAAGTTTTCCTTCATCTACTTTTTCCTCCTTTGTCATGCGAATCATTTCACACATAACGCATTCTATCTTACCAGTCTTTTTATTTGGTAACCATAAACTAAAACGATGGCATTCAGGACATCTATGTTTAGGTTTTCTTCCGAATGCTTGAGATAGAACTTTCTTATCTTTTTCATCCCTCATTTTCTTCGTTATGTTTGACATCTTCTTTTTCCTCCTCCCCTATACCATAAACAAGCTTGAACCAATCATCAGCAGTCATTGTTATTAACCAAGGTCTATTATTCTTTCTATGTGCTACTATTGGTAAATCCCCTTTAACCTTGTTATCTCTTATTGCCTGGTCTATAGCATTATCTATATTCAAATGTTCTACTCTTTTAACTTCTATATGTATACCAGGTATTCCAACACAATCTGCTAAAGATTCTAATTCCTTTCCATTATATTGTGCAGTTCTTCTTACATCAAATCCTTTAGTTTTACAATAATTGGCAAACTCTCTTTCACCTGCAGCACCTTTCTGTTTACTGTTTATCATAAAATAATCCTCCTATAAATGTTTAGAACATTCTCTTTTATATCTACAATACTCACATACTTTTGCTGATGGACCTGTTACTCTATCTTGTCCTCCGACAAAGTTAGGGTCTATATCTTTGTTAGTAATCTTTGGTGGTACTATATCATTATTTACATATTCTTCACATTTCTTAATTTTATCTACAACCTTTACCCTCTTATCTTCTTCCGTAACATGATATAGAAATGATTTCTTATTACAGAAATTTCTATCTTCATATACGAATAATGTATCAGGTATACCAAAGTTTAATGAATAACAAGCTGCTTGTGTTTGATGCATTAGTTCTTCTTTTTCTCTTGAATTAAACTTTTGACTTACCTCTGTTTTATACTCAAATATAAAATACTTGTTTTCAGGTATATATTTGATTATACCATCGGTAAAGAAACTCATGTTATATCTTTTATTGAAACAGTGGGTTTCCATTCCTTTTTTCTCTTTTATTTCTATATCTACTAGGTTATGTTCTTTGACATAAGTTTCTACATCTATATATTCAAATTCCATTCCTAGTCCCTTCATCTCGTTTAACACCCTTTGTATTCTATCATGTCTATCGGTACCACTTTCGCATATACCAATAAATGAAGGGTCTTTCTTTTCTTCCTCCGGTTCTACTCCTTTTCGAACAAAGTACATTTGTCTCATACATATTAAGCTTGATGGTTTATAATAAATTGATGGCTTATAATCTGGTTCAAGTTTAACTATTGCCTCATTTATTCTTTTAAGAAATAAGGAGGCTACATTCTTACTAGCCTCCTCTTCTTTAATAAGGTTAGAGACTGAAAATAATCCCCTCGCCATTACTAATCCTCTAATAAAGCTGTTATTTGAATTATATCTTTTTGAACCATCTTAATAGCTCTATCATTATCTCCAAAGAAAATAGTTATATTATCATCAGGTAATACATCTAATTGTTCTTTAAGATTTTTAATATCAACTAAAGCATTAAATTCTACTAAACCATCCACAACTGCTTTTGAATACTTAATATCTTCTTGTACTGTTTCTTCTACTGAAGCAATACTTAATCTATCTTTCTTAAATGTTAGGTTAATACCATTTCTATCAAAGTCTTTGATAAATAGTAATGCTCTATCTAAAATATCTAATAATTCTTTTTTACTAATATCTGCATTATAAGTAAATGAAGAAGATAACATAGATTGAATTGCCTCTAATGGATAATTCTCTCTATCTTGTCCTATAACACTTTGAATGATATAATCATTATCAAATATTGTTAAGGTATTAGTTTCTGATACATAATCTAATTTACCTTTTTCAATTCCTAATGACATTAAGATATTTCCTAACTCTCTGCTAATGAATAGTTCTTTTGCTTTTAATGATTCAATATTTGGAACTGATGATACTTTAAATGCATCTGAAGCAATTATTTGTGCTGCTAGGTAATAGTTATTCATTTCTTTAGCATCAAATGAAGCAGGTATTGAAGATTTGGCAATTTCTAATCTTCTTGTTAATTCTTTAAAATCTATTTCAGTACCATTACCAGCTGGTTCCTTTATCTCTGGGAACTTAATTACTTCTCCACTTTCATCTATACCAATATCTAAATAGTATAGACCATTACCTTCAATTACTAAAGCATTACCATTCATATCAAATCCTATTTCAGGAGTTGTTATTTTATTAACTAGGCTAGTTAGTAATTGAACATCTACTACTACTCTCATTTCATCTGTTGTTTCTACCTTTTCTTTTATTTGGAAAGTAGTTCTTGTATCAGTAGTAGTAATACTTAAATAACCACCTTCTATTTTAACTTCAGTTAATATTGTTAGTGGTGAAAACTTATCTAAACTACAAACCTTAACGGCTTTGTTTAACATCTTCTGAATACTTTCAGTTTTAACTTTTATCATTTTCTTCCTCCTATTTTACATTTCTTGCCACTAGTTCAGCAGCTTTTCTTTCAAACTCATTTCGTGCTTCTTTATCATTTCTTAAATCTTCAGTCATGAATGTTACATTGGTGCTACCTGATGCCTTAACCCCTCTTGCACTTACGCATCCATGTTTCATATTAAGATTTACATATACTTCTTTTGACCCAGTTGCCAAAGAAATACATTCAGCTATATCAGATGCTAATTTTTCTTGTAACTGTAATCTTTTAGAACACATTTCTACTATTCTATATAATTTACTTAATCCTAGTACTTTATATGTTCCATTTTCATTCTTAACTGGAATATAACCTATTACTGCAGAACCATCAAACATTAGTGCTAAATGATGTTCACAATGGCTATATATATTCTCTTGATATATTGTTACAATAGGGTCATATCCTACTTCAAAGTTTTTGCTATACTTTTCAGCAATTTCTTTGTTTGTATATTCTTCTCCTTCTAAAAGTTCTTGCCAATAACCAGCAATTCTTCTTGGAGTTTCCTTTAATCCTTCTCTTTCAACATCTTGCCCCATTGCAACTAGTAATTGCTTTGCGGCTTCTTTTACTGCTTCGTAATTGAATTTTCCCATAATCTACACTCCTTGCTTATTACCCCATACTAAAGTATGAACTTGAGGTAATATAAATACTCTTTGCATATATGAATTAGCAACCATATTTATTAGTTTTTCATAGTCTGTTAAAACTCTTTTTGATATATCTCCAGCTTCAGTAGTATTAGTATTACCTACGCTTAAGTATAAATCAATATCAACACCTTTTTCTCTGTAATAATCAACTAAAGCATAATACTTCATTGCAAATTCAAAATCTTCTTCATTGAATACTGGTATCTTAATTGCTACCTTTTGTTTAATACTTGTTAATAATTTCATATATTCATTAACTGTTTTATAAACATCAGGTTGTTTACTTGATGGTGCCTTTGGACTGATTACCAATAGGTCTACATCTAATAACCAATCAGGCATTTTACTTCCTTGTGTTTCTATATCAACTGTAATATTATTATCATGTAAGATATCTATTACTTGTTTGAAATCATATAAACAAGGATTACCACCAGTTAATACTACATTGCTGCATTTACTATTATTACATTCTTGTACTAATATATCAGCCAATTCTTTTGTGCCATATCTTTTAATAGAACCATCTATCTTCCAGGCGAATTTACTATCGCACCAAGCACATTTGAAATCACATCCTGCTACCCTTACAAATAAAGTTTGCATTCCTACATGTGGTCCTTCTCCTTGAATTGTTGGACCAAATATTTCAGCAACTGGAATCATTATAACACTTCCTTTTCATCAAATAATGATAATTGTTCATAATTACTATTTTCTTCCTCTACTTCTTCATAATCTTTTTCTACTGTGGCATATGAATCAGCTGTTTCATATAATACCATTTTTGTTAACTGAACTTTTTTACTTACGTTTAATTCATTATGTAAATAGTTTTCAATTAACTCTGCAAATACATGAACCATATATTCTGCTGTTGTTGGCTCTTCAAATAACATAACCTTGTTTTCATATCTATCAGCAACTTCTTTATAATCAAGATTCTTTTTATCACCAACATAGCATAAAAACATATGATCCGGAAGAACTTCTTTCATAGCTTCTTTTAATAACTTAAAATCAACTACCATTCCAAATTCTGAACTATCTCTTGGACCAGTTAATGTTACATATGCTTTATATGTATGACCATGTAGATTTCTACATTTACCATTATAACCTTCTGGTAAAACATGTGCTGCATCAAAATCAATATGCTTTGTTACACTTGTTAAGTTTTCCATATTATTTCCTCCTTCACTATTATTATACGAATTATTTTTCTTTGATTAACTTATGTATGTTAATTATTACTAAAATACCATTTAGTAACCATACACTTAAACTGTCAATCAATATTCCATAAATGATAAATAGAATTGCTCCTATTGTATCAAATATTCTTATTAACTTTTTACTATTCATTGCAAACGCTATTACTATAAATAATGTTGCAATGATTCCTAATACTTCTACCATCTACTCATATCCTCCCATGGATAAACAATCCATTCATCCTTCTTTACATATTCGAAATAATCAAAGAAGCATTGGAATTGTGCCTCCTCTGCTAATTGATTATCTTTCACATACATTGCTGTTATAAAATAATTCTTCTCATTCATTAAATCTGAATACTTTTTCATTGTTATACCTGTATCAATAATATCATCAATGATAATACAACCAGGTTGTGGATTCATTAGTATTGGTTTATCTATTTCATAAGATAATAAGGTTGCAAGCATTAAACCACCTCTTGGAAATGTAAATATTCCAGGACATTCATCTAAATGAAAGTATTGATCTTTTTTAAGTCTATCTACTAAATTATATAGATATTCTTTTACTTCCCACCATTGAACATATTTCTTCATAATTACCTCCTAGAATAATGGCTTTCTTGTAATCTTATCTTCGTATTTATAATTGTTACAGAAGTCTAATATGTAATAAACATTTATTACTGTTCTATAGATATAGCCTCTTTCTCCAGTTATTTGATCTAGTGTAATTCCTAGTTTATCAAGATACTTTTGTAATGTTTTCATTGCTGCATCTGATTTATTAAAGATATGATTCTTTAAATTACTTTGTACATCACTTACTGGAATAATACCGTAATCAGTCATAATACTTCCTCTACTAGCACACATAATATGACTTGTACTATCTGCACTTGTTATTGGAAAACTTTTTAATAACTTTTGATTAGTCATTCCGAATGTATGTACTTTAATTTTTCTACCAGTTTCTTTTTCAAATTCTTTTATAATTAAGAATACTTTATTTAAGAAATATTCTATTTGATTTTTAGATGCTCCAACTAAAGCACCAACTGCTATATAGTCTTTTCCATATGATAAAATCTTTTTAAGATATTCCCAGCTTTCGCCTTCATGGAAGACTGGTATAAGTTTTTCAGGATACTTTAAATGTTCCATCATATAGTTATAATTCTTTTCACTGGCTTCTTCTGTTTTATCTCCCTTGAATTTAGGGATTACATCTAATGGTGCTATTATATCAACATATTCGCCAATCTCATTGATATAAGATATATAACTATCTATATCAACTTCATCTCCTTTAGTACTTACTGTATAAGCACCAGAGTCTATAAATAATTTACCAGTATATTCAGGATGTTCTTTTTTATATTCAACAACCCTCTTAATCATTGGTCTATTATTATATTGAGAGAGCAACATATTACAGTTGTTCTCCATCAATATATTAAATAACAATTTTGAATTCCATCCTACAAAGAAATAATCTAACTTATTCATCTGATACCTCCACATCTTTTTGACATAATGGGTCTATCAAACCATTTCTTTTAAACGCTGTTTCTCTCATAAAACATGGTCCACAATGATGGCAAGGTTCCTCTCCATCCCTATAACAAGACCAAGTATATTGGAATGGTGCATTATACTCATTACCGAATGCTACTATTTCATGTTTCATAAGATTTCCTACTGGAGTTTCTATATCAACATATTTACCATTTTGTACAGCTCCATATAAGCAAGAGTTAAAATCTTTTATGAATTGGTTTTCATTATCTGGATATGCTCCACCTTCTTCAAGGTTTGTTCCTAATAGAATATGACTATATCCATTTGCCTCACAGAATCCTACTGCTAATGATAACATTATTAAGTTTCTTGCAGGCACCCATTCATAAGCATATTCAGCACCTTCAATTCCATCTTTGATATCTTTCTTATCTCCGAATAATGCTGATTGCTTATTCATAAAGGACATATCTATTGGAATAACTTTATAATCACATCCTAGGTATTCAGCAATTTTCTTAATACATTCTAATTCTTTACTTTCAGCGATACAACCATATTGGTAATGTAATAGAATAGTATTCTTTGCTCCATATTTAGCACAAGTATATGCTGCTACAGCTGTACTATCTAATCCTCCTGAGCATACCACTGCTGCTTTACCGGTATCCTCTCTAGGTATTGGTAATGATTCTCCTGTTTCTTCATCTAATATTGAATATGGTTCTAGCCTCTTAACATTTTCTATTCCTTCTAAATGATTTTTATAACTTGAAAATATAAAATTCTCTTTTCCTGGATTAGCATAGAAAATAGGTTTATAATTACAAGCAAGATAGAAATGTCCGTTTGGTTTCATTATTGCTAATGCATATGAACCTTTCAATTTTTGAATACTTTTTTGTAATGTATAGATATTACTGAAATCTAATACTTTAGATATGATGTAACTATCTATCATATCTTCCTTATTTCCCAACTCTTTATCATTTGCAATAGTACCATTATGTACTATCTTATAATCTGTTCCGAATGGTTGGTTAAACTCGGAACTTTCAACTTCAGTTGTTGGAACTGCCCTATGATTACAAATCCAACTTCCTTTACGATAGAAGATATTACTATAATCTCTTCCTCTGTCTAGTGCTCTATTGAACACCTGTATTGCTTCTTGGTCAAACTTACGACCACCACAAATTGAACACATAATTTTTCCTCCTTTTAGTTTTTCAAGTGGATTGGGTTGTGGATACCTTCCACCTAATATTATTATACGTATATACTTTCCCCATACCAGCAAGCTGATATTTCTGCATCACATTTCATTGGAACTGAACATCTATCATTTGATTCTATCATTACTTGGGATAATAATTCTGTTACCCTCTTAACATTCTCAATAGGACATTCTCCTATATTTTCATCATGCACTGACATCAATAATCTAAAACCTAATTCATTTAGTTCTTTATGATTATACAATGCCACCATTGCTCTTTTTGTCATATCGGCAGCAGAACCTTGTACTATTCCATTAACTACTTGTCTTTCACTAGATGCTAACAAAGCTCCATTATCTTCAATGATTATTCCATTTGCTAATGCATCATCCATTATTTTCTTTCTTTGATTAAATGATGCTTTTTCTAATTGTTTATTGTAATAATCTTTTATCTTTTGACTTACTTCATTATCTGCTTCTTCATCCGAATCAAATAATGGGTCAAAGTTAATTGGTCTGTTAACCCCATACTTATATTCATATCTTTCTTTTTGAATATATTTAAGATATCTTCTTCTTCCCCATAAAGTAGTTGTATAACCAGCTTTCTTTGCTTCGGCTTTGGCTTTTTCTATGTATTCCTTTATCTTTGGAAAACCTTCAAATAAGGAATTAGAAATTTCTCTTGCCTCATCTACTGTTATTCCTAACTGTTCAGCAACTGAAGCATCTCCTCTACCGTACATTAACCCTAGAACAACTCCTTTAATATTACTTCTTCTTTTCTTACCTTCTTTATTGGTTGTACCATCAGGATAGAATTCTTTACAATCCTCATAAGGAACATGAAATGCTATACTCGCCATTGTTGAGTATAAATCTTTTCCTGTCTTATAAGCATTTATCATATTCTCATCCCCACATAAATGAGCAAGTATTCTTGGTTCTTGTTGGGAATAATCGGCACCTACCATGTAATAACCATCAGTGGCTTTAAACATACATCTAATTCCACCATCTCTTGGTATATTTTGTAAGTTAGGGTCTGAAGAACTAAATCTTCCGGTATCAGCACCATTTTGATTAAATGAAGCATGTAATCTACCAGTTACCTTTTCAATCTTGGCTGGTATTGCTTCAATATAGGTACTTAATAATTTTTTAATAGTTCTGTATTCTAAAATAGCATTAGTTAATGGTAAGTTAATATGTTTCAAAGCTGCCTCATCCACAGCTCTTGGATTATCTTTATTACCACTTTGACATCCAATGATATCATATAACAATATTGCTAATTGTTCAGGACTATTAAAGTTTATTGGATTTTGTAACTTGGTATTATAATGTATCATTCTGAATTTAACTATATTATCTTCATACAATGCTATATTATCTTCTACCTCTTTAGTTACCTTTTCCAGTTTTTCATTGTATTCTTTATTTAGTTTATCAGCAAGTTCCATATCTATTGCTACCCCAGTTCTTTGCATTGATGCTGTTACCTGGATTAAAGGAACTTCAACTTCTCTAAATAATTTATACATTTCAGCATTCTCTGGTCTTTCAAAGAATTCTTTTTGATGTTCATAAAGTTTATAAGTCATCCAAGCATCTCTAGCGGCATAAATATAACCACTTTCAATTGGTACCTGGTCAAATCTTAAACCTTCAAACAAATCATTAAAATGCGATAGAGTTTCTATCTTATCTTTATTTTCTAAATGACTACAATATTTACTGTATTGGTCTTTCAAACTTCTTTTGAATTCATCATTAGTTATTAAATAACTTGCAACCAATGTATCCCAATATGGACAGTTCATTTTAGAATCTAGAAAAGTTTCAAGCATATTGATATCGAACTTACCATTGTGGTAAATGAATTTAATGTTTTCATTAACACATTGTTTCATTTTATCCTTAACAAATTCTATATCAGCTTGATTTTCAAGTCTCTTATTATAAATACTTGAAATATGATTTAGAGGGATATAGGAAGCTTTTTCTCCCTCTGTATATAAACATATTCCAACAATTATATCTTCAAAAAAGTTTAATCCTGTGGTTTCTGTATCTATTGCTGCTATTCCATTGGCTCTTATATGCTCGAAGTATTCTTCAATTTCTTCATTGCTGATTAGTATTCTATAATCATCTTTATATTCTCCAAGGTTTTCGCTGATTCTTTCTCTTATTGCATTTATTCTTGCTAATAGATTATTGCTCTTTGAAGTTTTCTTATTTTGAGACTTTTTTAATGCCTTCTCTTTTAACATCCTATCCATTTCTTTTGAAGTTCTTGAATAAGTATCAAAGAGAGCCATAACTAATACCCGCCGTTACCGTTATTTATAGTTCTACGATTATTATTCATTGGTGCAGCTGGTTGTTGGTAACCATAATTAGGTTGTGGACCATAACCTTGTGGTGCTCCATATTGTTGTGGAGCTGGTTGGCTATAATCTTCAACTCTAGCTGATTGACCAAAGTTATTATAGTTATTACCTCTTGGTTGGATACCTGGGTTTTGTACTGGAGCTTCTTGATTATTACCTGGAAGTACTCCTGTTCTTGTAAAGTTATCCATTTCATCGAATGATAACTCTTTAATTATTCCTTGTTCAACTACATCAATAGGTTCTCCTAATTGTTCTAAAGTAGTTCCATCAACTGGTAATGGAATAACTGAATAAGTTGTTCTAGGATCTCCCTTTGCTCCATTTCTTTTAATCTTAAATGGAATTGAACATAATGGAGTATCTTTATACTCTATAAATAGTGGTTGTAATGTCTTTTCAAAGAATGAACCACCTCTTTGCCATACCTGTGCCTCATTTGCATCTTGGTTAAACACATTTAGATAAACACTCTTTCTAATTGGGTTTCCTGATGCACATAAAGGACATACAGATAATGGTGCTGAATTATCAGGTCTTAAACAACTGATAACCTTTCTGTTTCCTTCACTATCTTGTGCTTCGTGAATAGTATCTACAATAATTTCTTCTAATGAATTATACATGAATCTAACTACTGCAGAATCACCATCATTACTTAAAGATAGAAAGTTAGTTCTTCCACCACCTGATGGAAATTGTGCTGCTTGGGCTGGATTTAATCTTGCCATAATTTTTCCTCCTTCATTTTGCTTCCTATATTTATTATACGAGGAATAAAAAAAGAAGGATTATAAAGTAAATCCTTCTGAATAATTATTCGATAGTTTAAATTGTAAATTAGTTAATAGTTCTTTATATTGTTTTAAAGTAATATTTAAGTATTTACTAATCTCATTAGATTTATAACCGGCATCTATAAGTTTAACTAATGCTGATTCCAATCTGTTTAAATCATTTTCACTTATGAAATCATCTACTGTGAAATAATCTATTTCTCTTGATGGTTCATAGTTAATCTCCTCTTTTAATTGGTCTAATGAATATGCTGATTCATTAAACTCATATTTCTTTGTTCTTTGCTTTTCTATGTAAGATATATATTCACATCTTAAAGCATTACCATAATAAGTTAATACCTTACCTTTACCACTGTTTAGTTTTGGAAGGCATCTAAATAATACCTCCATTGCAATACTCATTTTATCTTCATATGGTATTGTAACATATTTGCTACCAATACTTACACTGAATGCCTTAACCCCATACCATAATTGATTAAAATATAATTCGTTCTTTGTTGAGTTATACAATTCTGCTAACTCCTCTAAATTAAAACCTTGTACCCCTGATATTTCATTTTCATTTTTCATCTTCATAATTTCTTTTACCTTTCACCTTTCAATAATTATGGATTGAAATATCATTAAACTTTTGTAAAAGTAATAAACCTAATTTAATTAGTTCACCACCCTTCCTGGAATAAAACAATCACATCAGAATATCTTATCCTATCCATGTTATAAATATATGATATTGAAATTAAAAAATCAATAGTTTTTTCCATAATTTTTTAATTTCTTTTTTCGCCCTATTCATAATCCCTTAATTTACAAGGGACTTTCAAGAATTCGTCAAGTGTCAAATCATTGACATCTTTACCTTCTGGCATCAAATATTCATAAACGATTTTACCTTTTGAAATATTTTTACATAATTTTCTTGTACCATTTCTTCCAGCATTATCTCCATCGAGACATAAGTATATTGTTCTAAATGGTAACTGATTTATTAAATCATATTGATAATTACTTCCTGTTCCCATTAAAGCAATAGCATTATAACCCCATTTCGCTAGTGTTAATGCGTTAAAGAATGATTCACAGATAAATATATCGGGTTTGTTATAATCTAATTCATATACTCCGTATAACGGTTTATTTCTAGATGATGGTAAGATAAACATTTTACCAATTACAGAACGCTTGGCTATAAATAGGGTTCTTCCATTTATATCTCTTATCGGAAATGTTATACTATTACTTACTCTATCATAACCAATATCATACTTTTCTATTATTTCATTTGTTAAACCTCTTTTGTACATATATGGGTGGTAGTATCTATATTGTTGTAATAATGCCTCTTCAACAAATTGTTTAAGATCTTCTTGACTTCTTCCGTTTTGTCTAGCTCCAATATAAACATTCAATTTCCTAGTATATGTTACATCAAAGTTTTGTAATATCCAGTTAACACCTTCAGTACCATCATCTTGTACTCCTAGTATTCTTGATATAAAAGTTTCTAAAGTACCTTTATACCCACAAGTAAAACAATGAACCCATATCTTACCATCTACTGGTTCATTATTTACACCACAAGATGGTTTTCTTTCTTCCCCGTGTTTATGGAAAGGACAGGTTACCATTGTATTTGTATATACATCTCTTATATCTCTAAAGATTTCATTTCCATCACGATTTTTGATATAATTCTTTAACTCGTTTAGAATATCAATTGTAGTGGCATTTATTTGCCTGTTATTTATAGTTAACATTAGAATGGTGACTCCTCTTCATTATTTCTTCTACTTAAACTTTCATCTTCTTTAGATGCAGTCTTTTCATTTCCATATCTAGAGAACTTAAATTCACCTTTATCAATATCCCATAAGTAAACAAATTGTCCTCCAACTGGTCCATATCTATTTTTGACTACTTCTAATTTTAGTTCCTGCCCTACCCTTGACATACTTATTACCTTACTACTGTTTTGAGATATTGCATCTGATTCGCTCATATGCTCAAGTTCAGGTGTATCTGTTTTAGCTGCTGCTCTATTTGCTTGAGATAATGCCAATACAGGAATATGATATTTCATTGATAAGTTAAATAAGTCTTGAGAGATATTTCCTAACTTAATTCTTAACTGTTCTTTATAGTTAGTTCTATAATCTTGCATCAAACTGAATTGGTCTATACCTACTATATCAAGATTGTATTTTTTAATCATAAAGTCTATATCATTTACTGTTGCTTGATGTCCTAGGTCTTTTGGAGTTATTACCACAAAACAATTTTCTGCTTTTTGTAATTCTTCAATATATTTTTCATATTTCTCTTTTTCTTCTTTACTCCCTCGCATCAATGCTAGGTTACTAAAATGCTGATATAATGCATCAAATCTATAACCTACTTGTTCAGAAGACATCTCTCCACTATAAAGCCCTACTCTCTTACCTTCCTTCCAAGCATTCATTAGTAGGTCAATTAGTATCCAAGATTTACCTTGATTGGTTCTTGCCATTATGGTAACCAATTCTTCTCCCAGCTGCCATCCTCCAATAGCATCATCAATTTCTTTTAAACCTATTGGAATTGTATTTGCTGTATCACTATCAATCTTTTTATTGAAAGTATCTAATCTATCTTTAGCATTCTTAATAATATCATTTGAGGTAATTGGTCTGATATCTTCAAGTTCTGCTATTTTATTTTTCAATTTCTGATATGCTGATAAAGAATCTTCTTCTACATCTTTTACTATTCCATTAAGAGTTTGTGCTAATTGATTAAACATATAACTTTCTCTTAATCCTAAAATTAAATAATTCCAATCTTCTTTATCACTTACAAATTCAAATTCATTAAACTTTCCCAAGAAAGTTTCTTTCGTTGGTAACTTTCTATATTCATTGTAATGGTTATATATAAACTTTGCTTCTTTGTTATAGGTAATAAAGTAATCACTACTAATATTTTCATTAAGTAATAATTCAATATCTCCTCCGTTTAATAACTTACTAATTATTTGCGCTTCTATCATTACTTATCACCTCGGATTCCATATATTGAAATTACTGTACTATTATCTTCCACATAATACTTTAAATCATTTCCAACAGCATTTATTAAATTATCAGCAGTATTTCTACCAATAAATATATTACTTAAATTATTTGCTAACCTACTCTTAATTATCATCTTTAGATAATTCCTTTCATATTCTGATAGTCTTACTTCATCAATTCCATCTAAAACTAATAAATCACATTCTCGCATTACCTTTTCAGTTTCTTTGAATTCTTTATCTTTACTATCAAAACTTAATTTTAACTCTCTTAAATATTCATTCAGGTCTAGATATAATGCCCTATCCTTTGAACCTGGTTTACCTATTAGATGATGAATATAATTTTGTAGTATCTTTATACCCCAGCTTGTCTTACCGTTTTGTCTTTGATTTGATTTTATGTAAAGGTTAAAACCTTGTTCAACCATTGCTGCTATATTCTTTTTGATTTCACTTAAGATTTCAAAACTCTCCACATCTTCTTTACAACTTGGGTATAATACTATTGGTTGTACATACTTATGAGGTATATTTGCATTATGCATCATCAAATCTATCTCATTAAAATCTATACACATTTTATAACATTCGCCATCAGAGGTTCTTTGCTTACATGTTTTTCTGTAAGGACAATCATTTCCATTTTTATAACAATACATGAAATCTACCTCCTCAATTTTTATTATACGAATTGTTCATTACCTCATAAGTATCTGGAAATAGCATTTTATATTTTACTTTTAAAAGTTCTATAGTATTTTTTACAATATGTTTAACTTCTTTTATTGTTATGTTATGGGCGCTGGCAACTGTTCTTACCCCACGCTCTTCAATTATTCTTTCTATAAAGATTTCATATTCCTCTAAAGTAATATCTTCTTTATTAACTAATTCCTTTAAACAGAATTCTATATCACTTTCTTCTTCCATACTATTTTCTAAACATAAAACATCTTTTAATCTTATTGGTCTTTCGCCATCATTGTAAATAACTTTTTCAAAACTATCTATCTCTACTTTTCTTACCCTTCCTGTAGTTCCTATAACAGGAGGTTTTACTACTAAATCTCTTTGTATGTATTCTTTTAAGAACCATTTAATATTCTTGACGGCATACGTAGAAAACTTTTTACCACTTTCTGGTTTGAAATTATCTACGCATCTGATTAACTGTAAACAGCCTTGTTGGAAATAATCATCATACTTACTTTTATCATATTCTAAAAGATTAAGAGCATATCCAACTAGTGGCATGTTTTCAACTATCATTACCTCTCTTTCTTCCTTTGTCATTTCCCTTTAATATCCTTTCTTGATAAATGATGGAACAAAGTTTTCTTTGTTAGCACTTGGTGGCTCATTTTTGAAATCCATATATGGAGTTGTTCCATTTCCTCTTAAGGCAAACTCTATTTTCTCTAATACTTGGTTTACCATTACTTTTCTTCCTTTGGTTCCTGGAATACTTATACTAGTGCTATTATACAAATAATCTAAAACTTCATACCATTCTTCTAAAGTCCAAACCGCCCTCTGTCTATTTACTTGAATTACATAATTGGTTAAAGCATTACTAATATCTTTATATGCTATATAATATTCTTTTATTGCATCAATGTATGGTGCTAGGTTAACCCCTTGTTTTCTTTTCTTTGGTTTCTCCTCGACCGGCGCTGCGGGCTCCAAGAAATCTTTTTCGAATACGTTTTCCTCTAAAATAACTTCATTACCCATTTTAGTATTATTATTTATTTCATCTTTCCCATCTTGTGCCCCCGTGGCACTATTAGTTAATATATCTTTAGATATATTACTAATAGATGGATTATTTATTATATTATTATTTAATAGGTGGTTATTTATATCCCCACCCCTCGTGTTATTTTTAACCCCACCCCCGTTATCAATAACTATAAATAATTTTCTAAATGATACTTGCTTGGTGGTAATTATATTTCCATTCTTCTCCTTTTTCTTCTTATAAACTAATTCTCTTTTGAGATAACCAAGATTGACTAATTTAGTAATAGAATCTTTTACTCTACCTTCACTCTTATTTAACATCTTTGCTATATAAGCATTACTAGCCCAGCAGTATCCTTCTTTTCTACATAGACCAGTTATAGCAGAATATAGAATTCTTTCAAAGTCAGTTAGTCTTTCATCAGTTAAAATATCATACGTCAACATCAAAAACTGTGAACTGGAATACTCTTGTTCCTTTTCTTCCGGCTCTATTACATAACCATTCTCATCAAATTCCATACTTTGTTACCTCCTCAATTATAATTATACGAGATATAAAAAAAAAT